TATTGTGATGTTTTGAAGAACAGAACTCTTAGCAACAGTTGGTGCAGTTGGTTGAGTTAATTGAAATTCATCTGCTGTCGCATTGTATGTAACAATATCCCCATCTACAGGAGATGTAAGTTCTGCAATAGGTACAGACACAACAGCCATCACCTCTCCAGAATAATATTCAAGAATCCCGTGTGAAAAATCAGTTACAGTTGTATCAATAGCAACAAGACCAGTAGTTGAACCTACTGTGGCATTTGCATTTGGAACTTCTAATGAAGTAGCACCTCCAAAATCGTGTACACCAGTCCAAATATCTCCAGTTGCAATACCTACGTTTGCCCCAACTGTAAGAGTAGGATTTCCTGAGACACCATTTCCGTTGGTTACATCAATAAGGTTTGTTGTACCTGTTATTGTTCTACCTGTAAAAGTATCAGCTGCTGTTTGTGTAAGTAGTCCGTTAGTGTTATATGCTGCTAGAGCTGTTAGTGTAGCATCAAGACCTTGTTTGTTTGTAAATTGAGTTTGAATAGCAGAAGTAACACCTTTTAAGTATGTAAGTTCTGTAAGAGATGGATATGTGGCTACTGCTGCTGAGATTATATTTTTACTTGCATCTGTAATAAGTAGCTCAGAAGCTGTTAAGTAAGAACCAGTTATTGAAGTTGTAAAAGTTGGAGAAGATAACGGAGCTTTTGCATCTAACGCAGTTTGTAATCCTGATGTTTTAGCAATAGAAAGTGCTGCATCTGCTATAGCTGTTGCATTTCCTGTTGATGTAACAACCCCTGTTAAGTTTGCGTTTGTAGTTACAGTCGCAGCATTTCCAGTAACACTTCCTGCAATAGCATTTGTAACTTGTAAATCAGTAAACCATCCTTTAGTTATCCTTGTTCCTGTTGCTCCAATATCACCAGTAAGAAGTAGATTAGAACCATCATATGTGAATCCTGTTGTACCTTCTATAGTTCCATCTCCTGTCCATACTCCAATCTGGTTATTGACTGGTGTTCCTACCTTTGAAACATCTCCAGAACCTGCTGGTGTAGCGAAAGTTGGAGCAGATGTAGCTCCGTTAGATTTCAGAAAAGTACCATCAGCACCTAGAGCTAACTCAGTAACATCTCCTGTACCATTTGAATAGAATACTCTCCATGCTGTTTGGTCAACAAACTCAGTAAGATTATCATATCCAGCGGGCGAAGTAACCCAGTCTGGTATTCCTGATGTAAGTGAAAGAAATTCTCCATCACTTCCTTTTGGGAGTCTTGTTAAGTTTGAACCATTATGATAAAGAATATCACCAGAAGCATAAGAAAGTCCAGCTAAATTCTGAATAAATGTTTCTTCTGAAGAGGTTAATTCATTGATGCCTCCAAGACCAGGATTGTTCGATTCAAAGGGATTTGACATGTGATATATTATAACATATTAATTAGTAATTGGCAAGCTTATTTAACAGCTTTTGGTTCTTTAACTTCTGGTAATTCTAATAGCATTTTTTTAAGAGCATCAAAAGTAGCTACTGGTATATTTGTTTGGTAAATTGTTTGTAGTATTATTTGGATTTGTTCTTGTGTAATTTGTTTCATAGATTTATTATACATTAAACTTCTATATCTGTTGAGTTCTTAATTTCTAACAACTGTGCATTGATTTCATCAATTCTAATTTTACTTTGTGCGATTCCATCTTGTAAGTTTTTCTTTTCTTGTTTTAACATTGGAACAGAAACCCTTTTTACTACTGGTAATGTTTCTGTTATCTCTACTATTTGATTGTCTATTTTTGTTATTGTTTTCATATTATTTTATTATTACCAACTTGCTAATGTTGCTCTCTCCCATGTGTCAGTCGCTATACAAACATAGATATAGCCTGAATCCCAACAAATATCTCCTGCGTTTCCTGTTGCTGTTGCACTAGCAGGAGTCTTTGCTGTCCGCAGTCTAATAACATCACTATTCACATCAAGTAATGCTGTTGCTGCTGTTGTTCCGATACCTAATTTTCCGTCTGCAAGGAGTCGCATTTTCTCTGTTCGTTGTGGACTCCAAGCCATATATCCTGTTGTACCTCCTGCAAAAGAATAGTTTGAAAAGACAGTTGCGATTGAATCGTAACCTTCATAAATCATCATTCCTGTGCTATTACTTCCTGGAATACCTTGAAAGAAGAAATCGTTTGTACCGAAGACGTTTAGATTATTCCAAAACAGTCCAAGCCCTTTTCCTGTTGTTACACCTGATGTTCCAGGCTTTATGATGATAGACCCTGAACCTCCTGAACTTCCCATAGCAACAGCCCCTCCACTATTATCGTTTGTTGAAATTACTGTATTTGTAATAAGTCCCTCATAAGCACCTGTTGTTAAATACAATCCATACGAAGTATTGTTCGGAATCAAACTGATGTTTCCTCCTGATTGTTCATTCTTAATTTGAAAGTTTCCTGATGCAAGATATTGATAAGCTTGTCGTGTACCTGCACTATCTTGCCATTCCCAAAGCAATAATGTACCAGTTCCAGTACCACTCGCAGGTTGCATAATGAACTGTCCATTAGAACCGAAAGCACCTTTGATATGAAGTCTTGCTAGTGGAGTATCTATACCAAGACCTAGTTTTCCGTCAGAAGCAAAAGACAATAAGTCGCCTGTTGTTCCTGAGCTAGACCGAATCTGTAAAAGGTCGGCCGTCTGACTTGCGATAGCTTGTATTGCGACATTTACATTTGTGGTTACTCTATTTATGTTAAGCCAGTTAACTCCTGATTGTCCTGTGTCCCAATACCCTTTTGCAAGACTATTGTCTTGGAAATAACGAGAGTTTAGATTTCCACTTGCACCTGTGGTGATACTTCCTGCACTTCCAATGAAGTTAAGTGCTCCAACGAAAAGACTACTTGATGTTAAATACATCAGATTGGTTGAGTTATCGGCAGCTCTAATTATTAGAGGGTAGGTGTCATCAGTTGCTATTTGAAGTCGGGCATCTGTTGGACTTGCTCCGATTCCAACTCGACCAACTTCATTTATAATCATTCTGTCGTTCTCACCAGCAGTTTGGAACTTGATTACTCCAAGAGAATAATTAGCTCTGATTTTCAATCCATAGTTATCAACTCCTGCTTCGATGTGTCCTTGAGAAAAGTTTGAATAAACTCTCATTCCTTGCGTTACTGTATTTCCGTATGCTCGTAGATTCAATTCTTCGGCTGTTGCAATACCTGAGATGTTTAAATTACTTCCAATAGTTGCTAGAAGTCCTGATGTAGTGAAAGAACCATAAATAGTAGCCCCGTCTTTATCAGCAAGTGATGGATTACCTGTTGAGCCGTTGTAATTCAACCAAGTAACTCCAACTGGTGGTACAAAAGAAACAGAGTTGTAATACCAAAAAGGACTAGCAGAGTCGCCAAGTGCAGGTGAGATAATCCAGTATCCGTCATTTCTCCACCAAATATATTCTGTGGTGTTTAGTTGCCAGTATGGGTATCCATTGTAAGTACCTCCGTATGTATAATCTCCTGTAACAGCAGGTGATAAAGTTCCTGTTACTGTGATTGTTCGAGTTCCTACAACTGCGTTTCCATTTATATCAGCTCCTCCTGCAATAATATCGTGTACTCCTAAATCTAAATCTCCTGTTGCTCCTGTGTAAGGAACATAGCCTGAAAGAGATAATGTTTCCCAAGATGGTAAACCGCCATCAACTGTAAGAACTTGTGTAGACGTTCCTATAGGTAATCTATTTAATTCAATCCCATCATAATATAAAATATCCCCAGTTACATATGGTAACCCTGATAAATCAGAAATGAATTCTTCTTCAAAACTAGTTAACTCATCTAAGCCTCCTAATCCTGGGTTATTTGACTCAAATGGATTTGACATTTCATTATAACTTAAATTCTAATTCTGGGTATAGTTCTTTATGTTTACGTGCTAATCTTCGTTCTACAACTTTGAAATCAGCTTCTCTTTTTAATAGTCTTACTTCTCTTTCTTTTAGAATCTCTTGTCCATTCTTAATGAACTCAGCCTTCTTTTCCACCTCTTTTCCTAGCTCTATTAATGTTTCTTTTGTTAATTGAATCTCTCTCTCTATGTTTTGTTTTGATGCCTTATAGTTCTCTATATCTTTTTCAATAGCGTTTCTCTCTACAGTCGATGAATCAATTACTGAGTTGATACTATCTCTTAAACTTGCTACATCTCTGGACAATACTTCCTTTGATACTATAAGATTTTCTTTATCTTTCAATAAATTCTTTATATCATCAATTAGATTATGTTTCTCTTGGTCTAACCTTTTAAATTCTCTACTGTGAAGAGTTAGTTGAATAATTGAATCTGCAATGTTCTTTTCTATTTCTTCCTTCGCACGAGAACAAGCTTGTTCAAACTGACTTTTCTCCTGAGTAATCTTGTTTTGTGTTTCATTATATGTTTTAATAACTAAATCCAACTGCATTGTTTTATCTCTAAGATAATCATCAATGACGGCTTTCTTAAGTATGTTATCGCCGATTTCTTTTTTTAGAGAGGATAATTTTTCAACTGCAATACCAATATCAGTTAGTATTTGAGAATAATGTTCTTCGTAGTTACGAATCTTTATTTCTTTTTCAAATTGTCCTTTCATAGTTTTATCGTCCTGATAGTGTTACTTCACCATAGATACTTCCTTTAGCTGAAGCAACTCCTGTTTCTTTAGCAGAAATTCTCATGAAGTTATATTCAATTTCTAATGGAATTGAGATTGTCGCAGCTGCTCCGTTTGTCCCTACGAATGTAAACTCTCTAGCTGTTAGAGTTGATGTACTTCCTGATGTAGTATCAATTGGAATTCTGTACCAGTTTGTTCCATCTGGGCTAGCTTCAATCTTAATCTCAATTGAGTTAGATGTTTCAGCTGCTCCCATAGTATAAAGAACATCCAAGTTCAAGTGTGTGAACCCAGCTGTCTTAAATGTTTTGTATGCTTCTGTAACCTCTGTTGTTTGGTATGTAGATTCTAGTTCTACTCCAGTTCTTGTTGTTCCATCTTTAGACCCAAATACTGGAAAGGTTTGATGTGTTGGAAATCTTTGAGACATGTTATTTGATTATCTTTTTAATCTTTTTTTCTACAGTCTTAACGAATGTATCATCTTTTACTTCTACCTCTTCTACCTGTTCTACTTCTTCTATTGCTTTTGCTTCTACTGGAACTTCCTCTTTCACTTCTTCTTTAATTTTATCAACAATCTTTTTGTCTACTACATCTTGAACCTCTAAGAAAGAATGTGTTTGAATCCATCGTTCGGCAACCTCATCAGAAACAGGAAGAGATGTACTATCTGGACTTACAACATATTCATTCCCATTGAACTTGATAGCTGAACGGATATTTGTTTTGTTTATAATTATTTTCATATTGTCTATTTATCTAATAAAGGGCATCAAGACCCTATCCCATCTCCCTAGAAAGGAGATGAAGAGAGTTTCGATTAAACTTGTCGAGCCACACTAACAGTTTCTGCTGCTGGTGTTGGGTTACCCATAACTTGTATTTTATCTCGGTTGTTCACATCCCATACAGGAGCTGTAGAGTTATCTGATTTGAATACTACTGAATCAATCACTTGGATGAATCCTTGTGTTAATGCAGGAATGTCCATAACAGCACCCATTGCAATTGCATAGTTTGTTGAAGTTGGAATGAAACGACATGAATCGAATGACAAGAAGTCTTCAATTGCTGTTGCATCTGCAAGCTTAACAAACACGAAGTTTGAAGCATGGTCAACTCTTCGAGTAAAGTAACAACTAATGAATCGGTTTCGAGCTGAACCTCCATCTACTAGGATGTCTGAGTTAGCTGCTGAACCAGCACCTGTTGTTGTTACACCAATTGTACATTGTTCAAATTGATTTTCTGAAGCAGTATCAAGTTTGATTGAGTATGCTCCTGCAATATCGTTCGCATCGTTTCCGATACCTGCGATGTGACAGTTAACAACTCGGTTTCTATCTCCTGTTACAAGGAATGCTCCTGTTGGATTTACTCCTGCAACTCCAGCAAAGAACTGAATATTTGCAATAAGACAGTTGTCTGCACTTAGAGTAAACAAGTTTGAAGCTGTATCATATGTTGATAAGAAAGCTACTCTTGACCGTGGTGAAATGTTGTTTCCAGCATTTACTCCAATCAAGTGAACCATATCTTTGTTCCAATCAAGTGTTGTGGATTGGTAATCAGTTGTTGAACCAGCTGTATCGTTGTGTTCTGAAATTAGAAACACGATATCATTTTGGTTAGCAGTTGCTGCTGATAGAGCTTGTGCTAGTGTTTTGAAAGCATTATCTACACTTTTACCTGTATTTTCATCACTTCCTGTTCGAGGTTTTACAAAGTAAACATCTCCTTGTGTTGCTGTAAGAGCACCAAGGTTCATTCCCATTGTAGGAACTCCATCTACTGATAGACCACCTGTAATTTTTGTTGGCTTAGCCATAAATTTTATTGATTAAATTGTTAATATTTATTAAATTTATTTCATTGTTTTCAAAGTGGATAATTGAATATCCTTTCTCCAACAATGTTTTGTTCTTTAGAAAATTCTGTTCATGATTACCTATTTCTATACAGTAATTGTTAACTAAGAAATCTATTTCAAATCCCTCTATTAACCACCTATGTTTAAATGGTATTCTGTTCTGTTTTAAAAGTTCATAGAACTGTCTCTCAGATTTTGTAGAATTTTTCTTTTGTATATTGTATCGCATTACTCGTTTTATATATCCTTGGCGATTAAAAATATATTCTGTTGAGCCAGGTTTTTAAAGAACCTGGTGAAACTTAAAGAGTTATGAAGCGTAAGCTGCAAGGTCTCCTTTAGAACCATACTTCCGTCTCCAATCTTTTACGTAGTTTGCCCATCGAGCATCTACTGTAAATGTCAAAGATTTTGAAAGAATATCTACATCGCTATCAAGTTGGGGTGCTTGTCGCACTTCATGATATTGTTTGTCACGTCCTGGTACTACTAAGAACCAAGCTGTGTTTGAACCATCATTAACTGCTGATAGGTGAGTTGATACAACCATATCCACTGTTCCGCCTGTAAAGACGTTGATAGCGTTATTAGCTGTTTCAGGGTCTAATGCTGATTCTGTTTCCTCTCGTCCTTCTCTCATAAGAGCTGGTGGTAGAACCAATCGAGGTTTTCCCATTAGAGCTAACGGAATCCCGTCATCAGTTTGTTGTTCAATAAGAGCTACTTGTGCAATCTCTAGGCTGTCATGACCGAATTTTACTCCTGTTGAAGAAGCGTTAGATTGTGTTGAACCTCCAGGTACAACTGTAGGGTGTACAGTTGAGTAAGTAGGAACTCCATCTGGATACCAAGTCATTGTATATCCATTAACTTCTGTAGTTGTGGCGAATCCACCATTGAAAAGTTGTAGTCCTGATTTGTCCTGTGCGAAGTTTGCTGCAACTGAAATGTCTTTCATTTCGTCTAGTTGTGCATCAAAGTCTCTATCTTCGATATTGTATTTTGTAACTTGAACTCCGTTACCATATGAGTTATACACTACTTTTTGTGTGTATGTCTTATATCGTTTCCGTAGTGGGATATCATCCCCTTCGTCAAATTTGTAAAGTTCTCCTAATCCTGTTTTACCAGTAAAGTTGCGTTGTGCACCAGTACCTGTTGAAGTTGTAAGAACTTGTCCGATTCCTGGCATATACTCTTCTTGCCCAAGGTCGAATACCTCAGCAATCTGAAGTCCTACCCCTGCAATTAAGTCTGTCCATGTACCACGATTTTCCATAGTATTTTTAAATTAACAAATGCTTATACTCCAAATACAGAACTTTCTAAAATGTTCACGATGACGTGGTCTGTTACAGTTGAATCAACACCATGTGAATGATATTGTGCTGTAGTAGTTGCTGATGTAGATTCATCTAGTGTATCTTCATCAATCAAGTCAAAGTTGTAACCTGCTAGGTTTGAGCCAGTTGTTGTTCCTGAAGCTGCGTCTATTTCTGCTGAATACAGAGTGAATTTTGAAATGTCACACATTGCTTTAACCTTTCCAACTGTTTGGTTGTTTGAGGCTGTTGCGAATGTTCCAACATAACTTCCTGTCTCTGCTCCAGTAGCACCGCTTGTTTCTAGTCCAACACCATCTCTAGTCACATGTGAAAACACGTGCCCAAAAACCAAAGCTCCTCCTGTTCCTAGTTCTGTGAATCCTGAAACTTGTTTCACTGAGTCCATAACAGTTACAGTGATTGAGTTCTTTAGAATTTCGCTTCTTAGTACAGGTGCTCCTTGTGGGAATAGGCTACCTTTTTGTTTAAAAGCCATATATTTTATTATATAAATTTTCTAATAATGAGTGTTATTCTACGAATTTTAGAAGAGCATTAACATAAGCTGGTCTCTTCTCTTTCATCTTCAAATAACTTTGTAAGTCTAAATTGTTAGTTCTAATTAGTTTTCTCTCTTTGTCTGTTAGAGATGTTTCATCTAGAGCCGCAGCATTCGATGGAGATTTCCTTGTTTCAGCGTAAACTGTAACAGTGTCATCTTCCTTCTTCACTCCACGGTTCATGAATGAATGTACCTCTTTCAATCTTGAAGAGAATTCTTCTTTTGAACTTAGATTAGATAAATTGAATTTAGATAGTTCTTTTTCAAAAGCCTTAAACTTTAAACCACCTGTATCATTTGAGGGATTGAATACTGAATTTGCATTTTTGAATTCCTCGATAGCTTGGTCAAAATTTTTAGTTCTTTCTTTTTTGTCCCTATCTTCCAACAATTTTTCTAATTTGGCAGACTCATCATCTGAGCCACCACCAGTTTCTACTTTTTTCTTTAACGCTTCGATTTCTTCATTCTTAGTTGAATTAGATTTTCTCAAATCCTTTAGCTCTTCCACGACATTATTTAATGCCTCTTTAGTGGCTGCATAATCCTCTACGAATGTAGCATCTACTTCTACCTTTCCTTTATTTTCGTCATTATTTTGGTCTGACATAATATTCTTTAGTTCAAACTTCCCTTATAGATACACTTTTTATACGTGGTAATGCCCACGGTGGTAGAGTCCACAAGTTTGCTTGAATATTAGTTACTAAAGACTGTTTGCACAGTCTGTGTAATTCTCTCCGAAGAAAGAACTACCCACAATGTACAATCTGATAAATATTATACCACACTTTTAATTTACTTGCAAGTGTTATAAAACTTTATTTAAAAATTTACCAGACAATTTGTATAGTAAAGATGAGTTTCTTGCCATAGCTCCCCTAACTGTTGCTCTCTGAATATCATCAGTTGCTGCAAAATATCTCTTCATATCTTCCGCAATCAAATACTTTAAGTATTCAGAAAATCCGTCCACTACAGATAGTTCATTAAATAATTTGATTTCTGCTTGCTGGTCTCTTTTGTAATCCGCAACATCTCCTATCTCGTCTGCAAATTCATAATATATATTCTTTTCCATATTTTTATCCTGTTATACCTGCTTGTAATTGTTGCAATTCTTGGATACCAGCACCTCCTCCTCCTTGTAATCCGTTCATCATATTCTGTGCAGTATTTTCACTTGGATTCATATTCATTGCTTGAGAACCTTCTGTTCCTTCTCCAACTGGTTGTGGATTAATGATTTCCTGTTTAAGAACCTTTGATGGGTCGTCTCCCATCTTCTCTGCAGTTTCTGCAGCAAGTTCATTCATATCCACAAGTTGTGGGAAGAAGCTCATGTATACTCTAACTTTCTCTAGTTGCAATGCTTTCTCAACTTCCTTGCTTGATTCAACTTTTGGATTAGGAATCAATTTAACATCGAATCTTAGGTTCTTAATATATTCTGGTGTGATAGCATCTATCTCAACAACATTACCTGATGACACTTTAGCTAATACAGACCGTGCCTCTAACTTAGAAGATGTAGGTCTATCATTTTCATTCTGGTACATTTCAATAATCTTTGTTCCTCTTTTACCGTCACTTAATTTAGTGTTATTAATTTCATAAACACTGAATGCTTTATTTACTTCTTCTGCTCCATCTTCTCCTAATACTCCATGTACAATAGGACTCTTAGGGTCTATTGCAAATTGTAGGATGTTTGCTGCCTTCAGGAATGCTTTTCGTTTCAATCCATAGTTAATCATTCGTGAGAATAATTGCATAATAGATGCCACACCTTCAGATGCCATTCTAATTTCTTGAGCAGTTGTTCTATCTCCTACTCCAGCCATACCTTGAGATACTCGGTCGAGAGATGCTTCTTCCATAATCTTTCTAGTATATTCTAGAATGTATTGATGCCATCCACTTGGTGTTCCAAGTTCTAGTTTTTGAACTGCTGAGTTAATTGGGAGACCTTGTGTATCAATAGGTGTTCTTCTTCCTGGTCTTAGATAATCATCTTCAATGTCATCAAATCCTGTTGTAAGAAGTGGTGGGAAGATTGTTAAGAATGATTGGTCTAGCAACATGTTTGTTAGAACATTCAAGATATCCTGTAGAGATTTAAGTCTATCAGGCAATGATTTACCATAAAAGAAATCACCAAAGAAGTCAAACTTTGTTTCAAAGAAAGGAAGTTCTTTATGGTTGAATGGAATAGGACTAACAAATTCCTCTTCTGCTTTATTTGTAACTGGGTTAAGCCAGATACCATTTGCTAGAATAATATATTGGTCGTTCATTCGGTCATAGAATCTAATCAATTCAACTGAACCTTCACCAACATCTTCTCCAATATAATCTGCATAGTAGGGTCTAAACTCATCATCTGTGTAAGTTCTTTTAGCTTCAACAAATTTAGCTCTATCAAATCCTGACCATTCATCAAGGAACTCTGAGTGAGTTATAACTTTTCTCCAGAAGCAGAAAGGCATATCTTTAAGTTTTCTAATAGATGGTGATGATGGATAGAATTCTTCCAAAGGCACTATCTGTGCATATAGGTTTGTAGTAACTTCTTCTTTCTCTGTAATAGTTATATCATCCCCAAAACCTTTAACAAACTTAAATTTCTTTGTTTGCTTATCTACTCCTTCATATCCAATAGCAGTTCCTTTAATAATTGCTTCAAGTAGATAATGAGTCATAAACTCTTCATAGTCATCTAGCTCTTCTACATATTCATATAGGTTTGTAAGAATCTGAGTCTTAACAAAATCTTCATCCCCTCTCGGAGTGAATTGAGCAATAGGCAATACAGACATAACCTTACCAAGAATAGCTAAACACTTATTTCTAGTGAATGGGTCATGTGCTCTTGCTTGCCAATCTTCTAGTTCTTCTCGTTCGAAGATATTCGTGTTGAATCTATGAACTGAATCTTCAATATATTCAATCAGATTTAATCCATCAAAGAATTGGAATCTTTTGTTACGTGCATCTGCTGTTCGCCTGAACAGACTAAATGTATCAGAAACAACCTGTGTATCTCGGTCTGTTGGTTTATGAACAGGAATAACACGACTGAATCGTGCTTCCATTATTACGGGAGACTTCTCTTTTGGTTTAACCATAAAATATTATAATATTAATTTAAATTATTATAACACACATTTAAATAATATGCAAGGTTATTTAATTATATGTTGTGCGTATGCGTTCGATGCTCTTTCATTGTACTCTGCATTATTCCTCATTAGATAGATTCTAGTCTTAATTGTTTGTATAGAATCATAGTATCCTTCTACAAAGTCTTTAACCTTCCTAATAAGTTCTACATTATCTTCAAATTCCTCATAATAAAATTTGTCTTGAATCCTTGGGTCTTCCATTTCAATATCGTATCCTTTTTGAGGCATTTCTTTATAGACCTCATGTATATAGGCTCTCTTCCAATAAATGCGGTAGAAGCCCATTTTGACCCTTACAAGGCGTATGTGGGGACTAATCCGTCTCAATTCTTTTCTTAATCTTCTAAACCAATATGAACCTTCCATAATTTTGTCTGAATTAATATCTTAAAGTCCTAGCTCTACCAGATGAATCAAACCCTCGAATAGGTTTTATCTTATCTCTAGGTTGTTTATTTCTGTGAGTAAATTCTTCTAACCCTAATGATAGGTATTCAAATGCTGACCTAAAGTGAGATGACCAGTCATGCTTTGGCTTCAAAGAACGAATCTCATCTTCACCTTGTACTTTAACCTTTGGATATGCAGCATTCTCCATACACATAGCAAAGTATTCTGTCATTTCATTTCTAGCGATATCTATTCCTCTCATCATTAAACTCTTAGCAGCTCTCTTTCTTTTTTGGTGAGGTTGCCAATCAGTCTTATAATTAACGTTGATACCAGCTTCTTGTAGAATTGTTAATACTGTCGAGTCATTAACCTGGTTCTTATTTCTTCCTGCGGGGTCTCCGAAGTGAATTCCTTTCTTCCAATACTTATGTCTCTCAATCAAATCCAAGTCTTTCTTAGAATATTCATGATAGTCAGATGGAATAAATCCAGTAATGAATGGAATAAAGAAATCAATATTCTTCCCAACTTTATAATAAGTATCCACAATCTGTAATCTTCCATTCTTAGGTTGTGCCCATATAATAGCTGTTGGGTCTTCTTTACCAAAGTCCCATGATACATACAGTGGCAAATGGTCTTCATATTCTGCATATTCAAACCTAACATTATTCTCGTTCCATTCAGGATAGACCCTACCTTCTTGTGATTTATTGTAGGAGATGTCTAGTTCTTGAGCTACTTCTTCAGGAGTTCTTCTAGACTTTTCATAGTTATACCAAGCTTCATCTTTCAATGGGTGCAATCTCCAATGCAATGTAAGCACATCCATCCCAGAGTTTCTTAATTTTGCATAGTAGTTATAACCATGAGGTGTTGAGTTCACTATACGACAGTTCGCTGTGTCGGCTGTAGATTCAAAAGCATCTTTAGCATAATCCCAGAATCCTAACTCATCGAAGAAAATTACTGTCTTTCTAGAACCTCGTCCGAAGTCAGGGTTCATAGTATCTCCAGCAATAAGATTTCCATTAACAGGATTTACCAGCTTTCTATGAGTTCGGTGTTTCTTCTTACTAAATCCTTTTGGAACAAGCCATTTAGGTAAAGATTCTATACAGTAATCTAATCTTCCAAACATTGAATCGTCTGTTCTGTTGTCCACCAGGTCTTCTTTATAAGACCCTACAAGTACGTTCACTCCATCTCTAAACATCCAATACCATAAGAATACCCAGATTACTAGCCATGTAACTCCCATGTCTCGTGATTTCTCAATCAATCCATCCCGTCCAGAATCAATGTGTTGAATCATCCATTTGATTGCATCCTTCTGATAATCATAAAGAAAGAAAGGCAAATGTGATGACTTACCAATACTTGGCATACGTGGGTTGAAAGTCCACCCAAAGTTTTCGATAAAGAAAATACAACCCTCTGCAGCATTGTCTGTTCGTTCGCAAAGTTTCCATGCATAAATCTGTGTATCTAAGTTCTTGGAATTAGAAGTAGCCTCGATTATCTTTAATCGTTGTAATCTTCGTTCATTAACTTCAGAAGACTTATCATAGAGTTCAACAATAGCTTTACGTCTTATTTCTTCTTGATTTACTATTGCTATGTTATTCTCTTTGCCTGTTTCTGTGCCACTGGTTATTTCTTTTTCTATTACCTCATTTTCCATATAATTAAACGTTAGTCAGAGTGTTTAGACAACGATGTCTTCTCTCTGAATTTATTAAGCATTTCCATTTGTTCTTCTGGTGTGAGGTTATCATCCACATTCTTTGCTAGGATAGCAATGTGTTGGGTTGCTTCACCTTGTACCACTTGAGACTTATCGAATAGGATTCCGAATACTCTAGACAGGTTAGTCAGGCTCTCTTTGTCCAATGCTCTACGAGACCTAATTAAGTCATCTAGCTTTCGATGCATTAGTTTGATAGTTTTGTCCCGTCCAGACTTCAACAGGTCTACAATCTCATTCTTATCAATTGCTACATATTGTTTCTCTGGTGTTCCAATGTCTCCATCAGGAACTCCTGTCATCAATCCATCATCTACTACATCCTCTTTGGGAACTCCACCAAAATAGTTGTCCTCCCTATCATCATAGCTTCTTCCCTTAATCGCTCCGACAACCTTATTTACTTGGTCATGAGTAACTTTATATGTTATTGGGTCATTAGCAACCTTTCTATAAATCCTGTAGATATATTGTTGCTGAGTGTTCTTCTTTTCATAAGACTCGTCTAGCTTATATTTTCTAGCCACTTGCAAAAGAGACTCATTTTCTAGAGCTAAGAATATATCTTTATAGTCTTTTCTATTAAGTTGTCCTACTAACATATTGTATATTAAAATACTAAGTTAGAGTATCTATGCATAATGCCCTGCTTAATTGGTTATGATTTTAGATACCCTAACCCAATATTTTAAGCAAGCATAAAGCTTGAGTAATATTTAGGTGTAACCCTTTATCCATTGCTGGTAAAAGGATGAGAAAAAGAATATGGTATTAGTTAAAGAATGGGTTCAATTGTAAACAACTTCACCCGTGGTATATTATAACACATAAATAATACAAATGCAAGTAACAACCCAAATGGTGTATTTAAGGGGTTGCATTTCTTTCTAGAATGTGCTATAATAGTATATAGATAGTTTGTTCATTCAGTGTCAGTATAACCCTTATTTAGAGCCATATAAACTCTATGTAAGACAACCAAATATCGCTATGAGTATTGAAGAAGAAGTCTACTTTCAAAGTGAACTCTTTGGAGAATTTCCTGTGATTCCTAATAATCAATGGGAATGTATCCAAGATGAGCTTATCAAAGAGCAATCTGATAACGGAGGGTATCTCCTTAATGGGGACATCGTTCATGTTGAGGTCACATCTGGCTTTCAGAAAGACCTTAATCTAGGGCTTATATAAATCATTATCGAAAGGAGGTGTATACATCTAAGTGGACTATACGTCCGATATGGGCTAATCCCCCATAGCAAGAGTCTCCCCATTGAGATGCTAATAACATTGAGGGGAGATTCATTTTCTCTAAACCTAATGGTCTTACAACCAAACTCTAAATCCTATAGAGTAGTGGTCAAGAAGACCACGTACATTGTGTGAATCCTACACACATTAAACATTAGGAGTTCGCCCTGCCTAACAGCCTGTGTCAGTAATGATACATATTGGGGTGGTTTTATCTATGGGTAAGCAGTGTACTAAGGCTTACTGAATGAAGACATTCATGCCATAGATAAGAGCTTTCTTTTTCTCGGATTTACGCTAATGCTTTATTTTAAGCTAATACTTAATCCTTAGCTACCCTTCATATTGGGGGGTAAGGGGGGTACTTTTTCTTTTCTTTTCTTACAGGTTCTTTTCTATTTCTTTTAATTTATTGTAGCTTACATGCAGGTGTATTACATATAGTATAGAATATTGTATATTTTTAAATAGGGCACTGTATTACATAATATAATATTATATATAAAAGGGTAAGGGTAATTAAACTTAAACCATATCACACACCCCCCTACCCCTCCCCTTGAAGACTTGTCAATTATTATGCCATACCTTCATTTATTAGTCAAATAACACCTTGCTAAGCTCTAATAAATATGCTCTAATATATGTGGGGGTATAGTGTAGCTATCAATCGTATGCGATAGCAGACATTGACATAAGAATGTATATATAGCATGATTGCTAGGGGTTGTGGTATATACTATTAGATATATCTCTCACACATACCCTTGTAATAGCACACATCACATAGCCTTATATATAGTAGGTTAGTATGCTTACAGTAGAATCATAGCCATACTGATACATACTTGACATACACGTGTTAAAGTGTTATATAATAGAACTGTGGATAACTATATATACTCGGTCAAAATCATGTATAATGAATCCATAGAGAGTTTAATCAATAACAATGAATCATGGAAACAAAATTTATAACATTAGACCACATCGGAGATGATTATATAGGTATCAAATATGTTGATGACTACGAAAATGAACAGTATGTCGAGATAACAGGAGTAGCAAGACGCATAATAATAGAGCTAGGAAAGTCATTATTAAAATCAAGTTTTAATGTAGAGTGGAATGAAGAACTTGAAAATTGGGAGCTTAAAAAATAAATAACATGCATCATACAATCATAGATATACAGTACAAGGACATACAAAAGAAAGAAGCAAGACTAGCTGGAAGCCGAAGCGTTAAAAAGATTAGAATCAATAGAGCATTAAAAGAGATAGGAAAAGATATTCTACTAGTAGTAGCCATGATTGCATGTGCTTTAATTCTATTAGAACTTATCACACTAGCTTTAATGATTGGAGATGGCAATATACCTAGCGATAATAGTATTGTAGGCTATCATGCATGGGTGTTAGTAAATGGGGTGCTAGAACTTTTTAGAGCATAGTGTAATACCTATTTAATATTTAGAGGGGCTTACAAGTCAATTTTGAGCCTCGTATAATGTTAAAAAGTAGAAAAAGCGGAGATTTTAACAGATTATGGGAATAAGTTAATTAATATGTTTATAGTTAAATACATAGAAGACGGAGTAAATGAGGCAATCATACATAGAATCGCAGATTTTAAAGAGTGGTTAGAGCAACATAACTCCGTAAGAGAAGAGCCTGAACTGGCTAACGAGTTTACATTAAACCCTACACCATATTTTAATAAAGCTTTAAAATCTATTTTAGATAAGCTTGATTTAATCCCTTATGATAAGTTAACGGACTATGAGAAAGGGTTGAAAGATATGTTAAATTATCTTTTTGAAAGGGAGCATTGGACACAATCGGACATAGAAAACATTATCAATAACATTAAATAGTATGCAAGTTATCAATAGAACTGAATCAAAAGAGGTTTTGCGGAATCTTATATCATTACAAAATGAGCAAGGGGCAAAAATCAACATAGTTACAAGGGAGCATGTAGGAACTGGAAAATACACAATCGAAGTATTAAAGATTATGCATGGTGTAACAATGCGATTAGAGCATTTGAACTTGTGGAATCCTATACTTTTGGAAGGGCTAGAAAATCATAAAAGAGAAAAGTTTATCAATCTTGGTTATAACGCTTAAATTTATGAAAGAGAAAAAAACAGTTAACAAAAGAGAGCAACTAGAAGAGAAAGCAGTCGACATAATGCGTAATAAAATGACTGATAAAGATTTTTGGGATTATGCGAAAGATTTTCTAGTAGAAGAGAGAGTAGCCGAAGACATATCATCATATTTTAGAGATATAGCCGAAGACAAAGAGCTAAAAGAGTTTATCAAGAAATATAACACTAAATAATCATATGAATGATGATACAAGATTATTTTTTGTTGTAGATAGTGTTTCAAGCAACGAGGAAATATACACAACTCTTGAAAATGCAGAAACCGCCTACAATCAGGAACTACAAGAAGACAAAACAGCAAGATTATATATTGCTATGGTTAGAAACGCTTATAATCAAAGTAACGGGTTAGAAATGGAAGATTGGAACTACTCAGACCATAGCGACACTTTTGAGATTATCAAGATTTTAAAACAATTATAACATGATAATCGTAACACATACAGAATCAAAACAAGGCAAGATGATAACTGAAACAAAAAAATTTAGAAATAAAGATATTGCTGATAAATATTATAACAGTATTGAATCAGATGCAAAACAATTAATATTTAGAGGCTCAGACTTATAAAATTGACAAAGTTATACACACATAGAATAGAATCAAAAATAAATATCGTGGTAAAATAAAAAGGTACTGTAAAAGTACCTTTTTGTAATTCTTGATTGGGATTTAAAAAGTTTATCAGAACTTTAAAAACATAATATGATTGATTTTGAGTTTAATGCACTTATGGAATATAGAACTCCAAAAGGGCAACATAGAGCAATTAAACAGCAGTTTTTTTGCTCCGATAACAAGGAGGCTTGTAGATTGGCTATAAGCTCCCTGCCTCGTGATACTAGCATAACTAGCCTAGAAATAGCAAGGGGAGGGCGTGGAGAGTATAAAACACCTTATCAGATACTAACTGAATCTAAATGATATGCGAAAAATAACAGAGAAAATGCTCCATGCTTTTAATAATGATAGGAACATGTCATCAGGAAATACAGTTGTGCAAGATAGAGCCATTTATCTACATGGAAATAAAATTGCGTGGAAAGTGGAGGGCGGTATCATGATTAGTAATTGCGGGTGGAGTAGTAACACAACCAAAGAAAGATTAAACGCTTTAAGAGGTGTGAACATTTACCAGAAAAATTTTGATTGGTACATTTACCATAATAATAAAGAAGAGGCTGAAAAGTGGAACGGGTTGCCGATATTTATTAAATACGATTAGAAACAAAGGAGAAAACAGAATATAACCGCAGTCAGTAATATGATTTGCGGTTTTTCTGTATAGGCACATATTTGACATAATTTAGAACGCATGTTGTAATAACTGGACACTCATGACTCAACTAAAGAACAATTTGAATCAACTTTTAACACTCAAACTACTAACAAAAGAGGAATGGCGATTTTTATTTTAATATATAATAGTTATCCCCATATTATATATGTTAGGGCATTTACATTATATTATATATATGTTAAGTTTATAATATTATTATTAATAGAAATCTCTTTTGGGGGTTTTCATATTTATGCATTATTACAAGAATAAGAGAAAGAAAGCAAGATTTAATATAGTATGGGGGTTTTCTATTATAATTTTATCTGCTTTATTTGCTTTTTTAAGTGATGGAAATGGAGATAGATTTGTAAATGGAATTGAAATTTGGTTTGGTATCATGAGTTTTGCAACAGGTATTGCTGGTGTTTGGGTTTTGGGTTGGGGGTTAGTTGATTATTATAATAATATAAATTAGAATGATAACAGAATTAAGAAAGGGGGATATAGTAAAATTATCAAATAATAGTAGTTATACTTATAAAGTTTTAGCAGTTGTGGAAAACATGATATTTATTTCTGATGCAGTAAATAAAGAAGAATATTCTTTTACAACTAATATTGTAAAATTAAATAGAAATTATCCAAATGCTCAAATTATTGAAAGAGAGTTAGAAAAAGGGGAATTATATTATTATATAAATTCTCTTGGGGAAATATATACTGATTATTGGTTTGAGGATTTTCAAAACAGTAAAAAAATAAGACATACAATAAGAAAGAACGCTAATAATATTTTTAGAACATCAGAGGATGCACAAGCTAAACTAAATGATTTAATAAAATAATATATGTTTTTCAAAAAGAAAAAGATAACAAAAGGTAGTATTGTATTATATAAAGATAAGCCTTATCTTGTGTCCTTAATGAGTGATGACGGAACAAGTTGTTTTATTGGTGATTATAAATGGGGAGATGATAAAAATATTATAGAATATTGTAAATTAGTATATATTAGAGATGTGGTTTTAATTAAAGGATAAAATGATAGAAACAACATTTTTAGGTAGAAGATGTGATTTTTGTGAAGAAAAGGTTAATTTAGATTTAGGAAGTGGTTTACTTTGTACTCATTGTTATAAAAAGATGAAGATAAAAAGTTATCCACAGTTAGACAAAAAATAGACTTTACAAATAAAATATATCTGATAGTATAGAGAATGTAGGGGGAAGCAGTAAGAATCAGTTGGTGTGCAGTTGGGGGGAAAGGCTTACTTAAAATTTTATCCTTAGTGATAACTTATTAATTGTAGCAAACTCCCCACATGCACAGCAAAAACTTACTGAACGAACTCCTACATGAGTTTAGCAACTCGCAAAAGAATCAACACCTATACTCAAAGTTTCTCCTACGGAGATATAATAAATAAATAGTTGTATGTTGATTTTAAATTTACATCGTTTGGGCGACCATGAAATGTAAAAACTCCCCTGTTTGTATGATACATAAATACAAAAAGGTTTCATAAAATTTTATCCTTAGTGTTAAACACTTTAGTGATAAAGACTGGAAATCGCTTAACATGTTGAGTACATGCGTGAAAAACATCCTCAATATGAAATAAGAATAACTGGGTTTTATGTGTAAAAATAATGTGCTAACGCACGAAACGCTTAGGCGTTAAAATGCTCTTTAAGCTCTTTAAGGACATTTAAGATATAGTGTCCAAAATTATATCTTTTAGGTTTATATTAATGATATTGTTTATCATTACCTATAATCCTTAGCCCTGTAAGTTTTTATATTATAATTTCCATTTATAGTATAAAACATAGGCTTAAAATGTTATGAAAGTAACAAAATAAAAAGTTTGCCACAGCTTCCCTTGTTTTACTCGTTTGTGATAGGTTTAAAGACTTGTCATAAATTAAAAGCAAGGGTTATGGACTAACAGAGTTTGTACTGATATAAACAAATCCGTTTAGGATATAAAAAATAAAGCAACATAAACATTGGATAATCTATTGAAACGACTAAACTCTCAAAATCTCCATTGGATTTACTTGTAATATTGTTAACTGATAAGTACCTATATTTACTTATTTAGTGTTTAATTGTTAGCGAAAATCAAAATTAATCAGTTGTTGGGTGCAACTCCCAACTTGTCCACAAAGCTACATGACTCCTTATTTTGGATATTGTAGCCTCAAGGATTAGTGATAGGTTAAAGCGAGGTACGGAAAGAACTTAAAAACGGCTATAACTTGCAGTAAAGGCAGTTAGGGAAATCGCAGTATCAACATTGGATTGTGTGGCTTAAATGACACATAGTTTGATAAACAGAGAAGCCAACATCCTACAAATCCCTTTATTAGTTTTCATAATTAAAAGGAACAATTATGAATACGCAGTAAAGTTTCAAGACAAAATAGTGTTCTTAGTGGGGTTCGAATCCCCACATCCTTGCAATAATATAATATAAATGTTTATATTAGAAAAGAGATAGAATTATAATTAAGTGAAAAATTAACATGATTGATAAATGGTATAAGCCATATTTGGGGATTGACCCTGAATTGTTTGTTAAAGACAAAAAAGGAAATATTGTTGGGGGTGAAATTGTGGTTGAAAAAGAAGTCAAAATTGTCTATTCTGAAAGTAAAATCACACTAGACGGAATCGCCTTAGAGTTAAATCCTGAGGCTCAAATGTGCCGACAAAGCATGAACTCAAAAATATCTCACTTATTGGACACTTTGAAGCATTTGGTTGCTAAAAAGGACTTATTATTTGATTTTAATGTAACAAATCCTATAAGGGAGGAGGAAATGGAGGTAGTATCTAAGCAAAACAGACAGTTTGGATGTAAGCCAACTTATAATGCTCAAGAAACTTTCAAATCTAAAATTAGAGATGCAAGTAAGTATCTTTTTAGAAGTGGAGGGGGGCATATACATGTGGGTAAATTCTCTGCGATACAAGAAGCGTTTACTGACAAAAAGGAAACTGATAAGTTAATTAAACTTATGGATATTATTGTTGGAAATACTTTTGTTCTAATTGATAGAGATAAGGGGAATATTGAAAGACGTAAAAATTATGGTAGAGCTGGGGAGTTTAGAATTTCGCCTTCTAAGGTTGAGTATCGTGTTTTATCTAATTATTGGTTAAGAAGCCCTTATTTAGCCTCTTTTGCAACTGGATTAGTTAGAGAAGCTGTAATTGTGTATGCAAATGGGAATACTGATGAATTTTTGAACGCAGTTGATATGGAGGATATTAAAAATGCTATCAATAATAATGATTTTGATTTAGCAATGGAGAATTTTAATCGGATTATTGATTTACTGGTGTTTCATCCTGAAATGCACAACAATATTCCACTTATGTCAAGTGATAAGGATAATTTTCTTGAGTTTGTTGCAGATAATATTAAAAAAGACAAATTTCCTGTTAAAACAGAGAAGGATGTTAGAAAAATATTAAGAGAATGGACTGGTACTAGCGACCCTTATCATAAAGGTTGGGAGAATTTCTTGAGAATGAAAGAATGGAAAAAGATTAGAACTACTCCACACATTACAGACACTATCAACCTTAACTTTTACTAAATATGCGAAAAGTATTATTCTATGGCTCTTTAAGAGAAGGACATTATAATCATAGCTATTTTGAAGAATCTTTTGGAAAAGAAAACTTTAAATGTATAGGAATGAGAGAAATTAAAGGTTATGACCTGTATTCTCTAGGTTCTTATCCTGCTGTTATTAAGTCTTCTGACCCTGAAAGTGTGGTTGTTATGGAAGAATTTGAAATTTCTGAACAAGCCTATGACTCGGTTAAGAGAATGGAGTTAGGAGCTGGTTATCATGAAGTTGAAACGGAAGACGGGTTTGTATTCTATGCTCAAAACAGAGACATGAGTAATAGACAAAGGGTTGAAAATGGTGATTGGACAAAGTACAAATTATCAGTAGCTTAACAATCTCAAATATGTTGAAATCTAATAGAAAATTTGGAATAGAATTTGAGGTTTTTAACGAGTGTTTAGAGGAATGTGTTAAATTTCACAACTTACCTAACTCACAACTTATAGACACTCCTGAAAATGGAGGGGCTAGAGAGTTTAGGTTAGAATCCTTTAAGGGTTTCAATAGTGTGTTTGACCGCTCTATTAAAGGGGCAAATCCACGAGAGTTTACAACTCCTCCACTTGACAAATCTAAAATACCTGTTCTAAAAGAGTTTGTTGATAAATTAAAATTACACAACTATGATGTAAATAAGAGTTGTGGTTTACATGTACACTTAGATGCTCCTGAATTTAAAATCAAGCAAAAATCTACAAACAATCAAATTGTAACACTATCTCAATTTGTGGAATCTCATGAAATTGCAAAAAAGATAGGTAAAGAATTAAGATATTCTGAAATCACAATCTATAAAAGAAATTTATGGGATACAGAGGCTTCTAATTCTTTAAAAAATCTTGCGAGAGTTAATAATAGGAGTGGAATTAATCGTGTACAGATTGGGTTAAGGGTTAGACCGCCTGTTGATGCTACTGATTTATCATTTTACACAAAATCCCTTGTATGGGAAGACTTAAACAATGTTAAAAATGGAAATCCTTTTATTAAACAAAGATTTAAGGGTGTTTCTGATGTTTATGTTCTAACTGTTGAGGTTGATAGTGAGTTAGATAAATTTTACAGCTCTAAAAACAAAAGTGGAAAAAAAACTCCATTTGACCTTGATAATAATGACATTGTGGAATTTAGAATAGCTGACCCTGAAATGGAAGATATTAAAGTTAAGAATTTGTTGGGATTTTACACTTCTATTTCTGATGTTATATCGGCTATTTTACCAAAAACAAGACGAAACAACTCCTACGCTTTACCACTTAATGAAATTTATACACTTGAGGACATCAAGAAAGTTAAAACAATCACAGATTTTGATAATGTGTGGTATTCTCAAAAAGGGAAAGAAAAAGCCTTTATGAAAGATGTTGAATTTTTTGGTGGAAAGTCATCAGATAAACACTCTAAATATAATTGGAGTAAGTATCTTTCAATAAACTTTCATAGTTTAAACAGAATCGGTACAGTTGAAATCCGTTCTCATAGTGGAACTTTGAATCTACGAAAGATATTGTATTGGGTTTGCTTACATCAAACAATACTAGATAAAGTTTCTAAAGAAAAAGGAGATGATGTTTGGAATTTTATTGAATATATACTTTCAATACAAAACATTGAAGCTAAAGCTAAAGAATTATTTAATTATCTTGAATTAGATAGTGAAGTTGCAGAATACTTTTATCAAAGAATTAATAAATTTAAAGAATAATATGTGCGGTTTAATATATGCAAAAAACAATAAAGGAAATCCAGTTGCAAAAACTGTATTAAAACGCTACAATTCTCAAATTAAGCGTGGTACAGAAGGTTATGGATATGTTGCTATTGATAATGGTGTTGTAACTAAAATTGAAAGGGCTACAACTGAAAAAGAAATGGTTGAAATTCTTAAAAATGAAAAATCATCAGAGATTTTGTTTCATCATAGAAATCCAAGCGGTAATTCTCCTAACTTAATAGAACTTACACATCCATTTGTTATTGAGGAAGATATTTTTAAGAGCAATTATATTGTAATTGTTAATGGTTCTTTAATTTCTACATATAATTTAGAAAAAGAGCATAAAGAAATTAATATTGAATACAAATCTCAATATTCTGAAAATGACCTTATAACATACACAACTAGAAATGGCAATGAATATGTTAAAGAAAGAAAAGAATCTTCTAAATTTAATGATAGTGAGGCTTTTAGTCTTGAATTAGCAAGGTATCTTGAAGGTAAAATTAAAGACCTTAGCAATGTTTTAGGAGGTACAGCATTTATTTGTATCGAGACTGATAAGGAGTGGAATGTTTTGAACATCCATTATGGAAGAAATGGTGGAAGACCACTTGTTCTTGAAGAAAACAAGGACTTACTTATTCTAAAATCAGAAGGTGCTGGTTATTCTATTGATGCGGATGAGATTATCACAAGATGTTATAAAACAGGTGAAGTTTCTGTACAATCTACTCGTGTTGGATACGAAAGTTATGCTGAAAAAAATAAAATCAGTAATTCTAACAACTCCAGTAAGCCTTCGCCATACTATCCCGTTCCACACAAAAGTACAAGGGAAACTTTGTTTGGAAATTATAATAAAGCGAAAAAGGGAAATTTCGGATATAATACACAAGAGGAAGATGATGAGGATGAGGCGTATAATGCGGAAGAAGAAGCAGTACATGTTGATGTAAGTGATTTAAGTAATTATGCTGATAATGATGTTGCTCAAAAACTTTATGATGAATTAGAAAAAGAGATAAGAAGTCTTAAGGTAACAGAGGGTAATTTAGAATTAGAAAGAGATGATGTTTTAAAGAGAATGAAAAGCTCTAAAGACAAATCTAACACAGTTATGTCATCATTTGTTGAAGAGCTGAAAGAATTAGATAATGATATACGAGATATTGGAGGTAAAATAACAGCTAAAGAATATGAACTTGAAGAAATCCTTTCTTATTCTACAACTCCAGCATAAAGCTCTTAGGTTATTAATATTCTGTTTATCCGTATATCTTGTCCTTATAGTAATTAAAATCAAATGTCGAGCCATTTTAAAAGAATTAAGACTATATATAAACTCTATGTTAGTAATCAGAGATGCAGAAATTGTGAATGATATAAAAAATGTTTCTGTATTGCCTCAATACGAGAGCTTTAAAGATATGATGCGTGAAAAATATCAAATCAAAGTTGGAATACATGAGTTTATGTTGTGGATAAATTCTCATGCTTATAAAATGGATAGACCTTTTGAAGAAGCCTTAACAATAAAGCAAGGTGCTAAAATATGCGGTTTTTGTGGAGAAAAAGAGGCAACAACAAGTATGTCCGCTTGTGATGAGTGTTATGAAGATGTGTTTGATGAAGCGAATAGGATATAAGTCTTGACAAGTTTATAATTGTGTTCTTGAATAGCAATAGGGTATTGACTTTTGTATCACAAAATGCTATACTACTATCAAATTAGTTTAGTGGTGAACTATGTGGCTATCGAACATTAACAAAAACACACTTTAAGCTCCTTTGTGGTAGAGGACTTGACAAGCATGGTATAATATAATATACCTATTATATATAATATATCCTATAAGCATAATATATATTAATTAAAAAAATATATATTATATATTACAAGTATAATATACTTACAGGTATATCATATATCTACAAGCATATTATACCTACAACAATTTAATAATTAATTTTTAATCTATGTTAAAGAAAGTTTCAAGTGGTAAAAGTAATTACAGATTTTATCCATATAAAATAGGCTCTGAATCTGCTAAGGCTTTAAGTACAGCTCTGAACGGGCTACAAGTAAAGCAAGTTGGTAATTATAAGCCAAAACCTGAACATCATATTATCAACTGGGGAAACTCACAATATCCTGAATGGCACAATCCTGATGTGAGAATTTTAAACGAGCCTGATGCGGTGGCTTTAGCTTCTAATAAGTTTTCTACTTTTATAGCTTTACAAAAAGCTGGAATAGCTACACCTGACTTTGCATCAAGTATTGATGATGCTTTTACATGGTGGCGTGAAGGGTACAATGTTTATTGTAGAAAGAAATTAAACGGACATAGCGGTGAAGGAATCACTATCATAAAAGCTGATGAGAACTTCCCACAAGGAGAAACAGCAGTATCTCCTTTATACACTAAAGGGATTAATGTTAAAGCGGAGTATCGTGTCCATGTTTTTAATGGAGAGGTAATTGATTATATCAAGAAACGTAGAGCAGTTGATGATGTTCCTACTGACGACCAACTCTTGATTAGAAGCCATGATAATGGTTGGATATTTACAAGAGAAAATCTTAACAGACTTGAAAGAGTTGAACAACTTGCTATTGATGCAGTTGAAGCGTTAGGATTAGATTTTGGAGCAGTTGATATTATTAAAGATTTTGATAATAACTGTTATGTATGTGAAGTAAATACAGCGTGTGGACTTGAAGGAACAACATTGGAAAACTATTTAACAGCAATTAGAAACTATTTTAATTAAAAATCTATGAATCCATTTAGCGGTAGCGATACACCTTTTGATAATGAATTTGAAAGGACAAATGAGGGTTTAACAGCACAAGAACATCAAGAAAGAATGGATAGGATTGTTCAATCACGAATGGCTCAAATACAGCAAGAGAGGGCTATGCAAAGAGCTAGACAAATAGAGGGGGAATTAAGTGAAACTACTTATAATCCTCAAAATGATAGTGTACAGTGGACTACAAGTGCAACAAGTGCTGGTTCAACAGAAACAGAAGAAACTCCCATGAGGACAAACGGAAGAATTAGGATTATGCCTTTCTTTGTTGGAGGGGTTACATCAACAAGGAGGAGAGCAACTAATAGTAACTCAAAGAAGGTTAAAGTTGAACGAGATGAGGAAGACTCTTTTGTGTGTGATGACTTTTAATAATATGTCAAAATTAAAACAAATAGAGAGGATAAAAATTAGACAAGAAGTTAATAATTATATTTTTGAAAAAAGACAGTTTCCAAAAACAGATTGGTGGTTGAGAATGATAAATAAGTTACTAACTTCTAAAGATGTTAAAGATAGAAACAGCTTATATCAAATGTATAATCAAGGTGATTTTGATGCAAGGATGAAAATCACATCATTGATTATGGAATCTTCACATTACAAAACCACAGAAGACGGGTATAGATTAGGACAGGAAATTATAGATAAAATATTTTAAGGGTATTATACCCTATTTTTAATACTAAAGTGGCGTACAGCTCAATTTTAAGCCAAAGAAGGTTATAATTTAGAGCTTTTTAATACAAAAAAAAGAATATGCTAAAGATACTACATGCAAATGGTGGTACTATTTTATACAAGACAGATAAGTTTTATATTGTAAATCATAATGGAGAAGACTTTGAATACAAGAAAGCTAAAAATGCTTTAGAGAATTTTAATAATATTATTAACTGGAGTGAATCAGTAAATAATGAGAAAGAAGACTAAGTAATTAACTAAATAAAAGAATGAGTATTGAAGACAGAATCAAATCCATGCGACAAACGCTGGGTGTTGAGTATGTCCGACCAGACCCTCAGAAACTTGACAGGTTTATAGAATCATTGTGGAATAATCAGAGTGCTTTAGAGTATTTAAGAAACAAAAGAGGATTATCTAATGAGACTATTGAACACTTTAAATTAGGATATGATGAACAAAAGGATGCAATAGCAATCCCTATATTTAAAAATAAAGAACTTATTAATATTAAGTATAGATTGTTGAATCCAAAAGATTTTAAATACACTCAAGAGAAAGACGGGGAGGTTTGGATATACAATGAGGACGGAATAGACGAAGGTAAGAAGAAGGGAGGTATCTTAATCGTAGAAGGAGAGTTTGATTTAATGTCCGCATGGCAAGTGGGAATTAGGGCGGTGGTATCTCCTGCAAGTGGTAAAGATAGCTATGGTATATGGTTAGAATTGTTGGACTCAATACCTTTAGTTTGGATAGCTTATGATAATGATAAGGCTGGTAAAGAAGCCTCATTTAAATTAGCTGAAAGAATTAAAACAGAGAAATGTTTTGAGATAGAATACCCTGAAGGATACAAAGATGCTAATGAGTATTTTCAAAGTTATACAAGAGATGATTTTTTGAAACTCAAAGAGAACGCAAAGCCATACTATAAATACCAGTTTAAGGGGCTTGGCGATGTTATTGCCTCACTAAGAAATACAAAAGAAGAAAAGATACAAAACTATTATGTACCTGATGTTAAGTTTGGTAAAGATTGGTTAGTCGTTGTATCGGGGGTAACTAATGTGGGGAAAACAACTTTCGCAATGAATCTTGCTAATGATTTTGTGTCTAGGGGGGTTTCGACTTTGGTGTTTCCTTTTGAGAGGGGAATTGATAGTGTTGGGGGTAGATTTTTACAGGTGAATCTTGATAAATCAGAAGACGAACTGAGAATGTTAGATGATGATGAGTGGAGTCTTGCTATTAAGAAGTGTGTGAACTTACCACTATATTTATCCGTACCAAAGAAAGATGATATTATTGATACGATTGTAAAGTCTAGGAGGATTTTTAATACTAAAGTGGTTATTGTTGACCATTTAGATTATCTTGTTAGACATGTTAGTGGAAACAGGGAATCAGAAATATCAAACACTTTACAAAACCTTAAAAGAGTGGCAGAAGAATATGGTGTTCTTTTAATTATTATTACTCATATTAGAAAAATTGAACAAGCTGGTACAGATAGCAAACGAAAGCCGTATATGGATGACTTGAAAGGAAGCTCATCGCTATCTCAAGACCCTGAAACTGTTATCATGCTTTATAATGAGGATGATGATAAGAGTAAAATTGTTGTGGATGTCATGAAGAACAAGGGGGAAATGAGTAAAAAAACTTATAACTTAAATAAAGCAACAGGTAAAATGACATTATCTAGCTTTGATGAATTTTAATATGGAATTACAAGAAATAGTTAATGAGGCTTTTGCATCATTAAGAAAAAGTATTATTGAAGAAATGTCGGATAAATTAAAAGAAGCTTGGGAAAAAGAAACAGATTATAAGACAAAGAGTGGGCTTTATCAAGCCTATGATATCATTAATGGAGCAATATAATATGAAAGAAATAAGTAATTGTTGTAAAGCAAGTGTTTGGGAGAGAGGTGCTAGTATCTTAGATTTATATTGCTCAAAATGTAAGAAATCTTTAGGTAGAGCAGATATTATTAAAGTAATAAAATAATATGGATAAATACGATTTAATAGATTATAAAGGTAAGTTTGATATTATACAAGACAAAGACCAACTTGATGATACTTTTGATTATGTTGTGGGAGAAATTACACACGAACAAGCAGTTAAAGAAATAGAGGCAAGGGTAGAATTTGCTCTACACTATGGCGTACCAACTTATCTTGGAAAAAATGAAGAACTTAATAACTTAATAGATAAATATGTGCTTGAATACAGGAAACAACAGTAAGTTGAAAACAATAGAATTAGGAATACCTGATGATTGGAGATATGGACAGACCATATTTAATTTCTTAGAGTGGTTGGCTAATGAAAAGAAAGTTGCAACAAATCAAAGTGTTAGAATGGCAGACCCTTTTCATTTATCAAATAATGAATTTACAAGATATTATAATGAATACATTAAACAACTCGGATAAGAGGAATGGCGAAAGTGAAGATTTAGAAAGACTTAGAGAGATTAAAATACATACTATTCTTGACATATCAAATAATATGTGGTATAGAAGACAAAGTTTTAGGTGTCCATTTCATAATGAAAAAACCCCTTCATTTGTTTTATATCCTGACGGAAGTTACCATTGTTTTGGATGTGGGAAGAATGGAAAGAACTCAATAGATTTTCTCATTGATATGGGGTTATCATTTAGAGATGCAGTAGAAGAATTAAAAACTTATATAAAATAAATATGAATGAAAATAATTTAGCACCTGTATTGGTTACAATCGGTGTGGTGGGATTTATAATCCTTATGTTAGTTGGGTTACCAATTTACAGAGTTTGGTCGCAGGAATTAAAGGGTAAAGCTAATCTAAGAGAAGCGGAATGGTCTAAACAGATTGCGATAGAAGAAGCAAAAGCAGAGAAGGAGAGTGCGACTTTAAAGGCAGAAGCAGAAGTTGAAAGAGCAAAAGGAGTTGCTAATGCTAATGAAATTGTAGCAGAGGGTCTTGGTGGGGCAGAGGGTTATTTAAGATATCTATATATTAATACTCTTAAGGATTTGAATACACAACTAATCTATGTACCAACAGAAGCAGGTTTACCAATTTTAGAAGCGGGTAGAAGATAGGAGATGCAAATCTTAATATTAACCATGATAATGTGGTTTATTATGGCTCTTTTATAGAGCTTGCATTTAGTAATACAATATGATATAATAGTATGGAATATAATTGTAGGGTTTTGCCGAATAATCAATAAAGCAAAGGAGTCTTTTTAATTAAGGACTGTTTTACAGGCTCATACAATTACGAATAGTACATAGATGGGGGTGAGGTAATCTTTCATAAGGCAAAGTAAACTTAACAAAAACAGGTGCGTACACCTTAAGATTTTAAGAAACTAACTATTGAGCGAAATGCGACAAAACCTTTTGCCATCCCCACCTGTGTATTATTACATATGGATTATATATAATTAAAGAATAATAATAAAAAATGAAAACAACAAAAGTTACACTTACAAAAGTGTTTAGAGGTGAGAGTGGAGAAGTTAAAACAAAGTTTGGTGATAGAACAAAAGTAGGTATTAAAGTACAAGAAGAATCTGTTATGTTGGAAGACGGGAGAACAGCTAATGTTTCTGATAAATATTTAACAGCCCTTTTCAAACCTAATACAACATCAGGTACAGAAGATTGGGAAGCTGGAAAACAAGTGGAAGTGTCTATCTCTGAACGAGAAGGATACTTTAACTTTAAAGTAGTTGGATTTGAATTAGAAGACCGACTGAAAAGATTAGAAGATGCTGTGTTTGGGAATAAAGAAGTTGAGAAAAAAGGAATTGATGCTTTTGATGCACCAGCTCCAGTAGTAAGAGGTAATGTAGTAACAACACCATCTAACGACATCAATCCAGACGAGATTAATTTCTAATAAATATGACTCAATACGAAGCAAGTAGAGGTAGCATTATCCAAATGCTAGAGGATGTTTGGAATATGTTTCCTGATAAAGATTTAAGTGAAGTTATTAAACTTGCTGTGGGTAAAGATATTTTAATCTTGAGTGATAAGATGTTATTTGAGCAATTAAAATTCTTCTATCTACAGAATATGTAACCTGATAGGAAAATGAAATATAAATTTAGTAAAGAAGACCATGTGCATAAGTTAATAGATGAAGAGAATGGTAATGAAATATTACTAACAGGTACAACAAGTGTGCTAGATGTTCTTGCTAAACCATTAACTTGGTGGGCATCAGGATTAGCTGTGCAAAAGCTTGGATGGCATCCACGAAAAGTTGATGATAGATATGTCGCTAAGGATGTAAGATTAAACCACACAGCGGGCGAATTTAAGCGAATTAAGGGTATGTCTGATGAGGAATACTTTAATCTATTAGATGAAGCCTATTCAGCACATAATGATTCTAAGAATAAGTCAGCCAAAGGTGGTACAGAATTGCACCAAAAGGTAGAGGATTGGGTTAATGCAAAGATTAGGGGTGAGAGTCCTGAATACGACCCACAAATTAAACCATTAGTTGACTGGGCAGAAAGAAATGTACAACAGTTCTTATGGTCAGAGATACACTTGTACTCAACAGAACATCATCTTGGAGGGATAACAGATATTGGATTTATGGATAAGGAAGGAAGAATTGCTATCTTAGATATTAAGAGTAGTAAAGAAGCCTACATTAGTCAGTTTATTCAATGTGCTGGATATGATATTCAGTTATCAGAGAATGGAGGTTATAGTTCTGATGGTGAGAAAGTTTTTGACCTTAAAGGACATCCAATTTCTTACTATGCAATCTTACCATTTGGTATGAGATACCCTGAAGTACAAATAAGACATGATACAAAGCAACTAAAAGAAGCTTTCTTACATGCTCTTGCACTAAGTAGAATATTAAAGGGATAGCACTGGCTATATCACATAATCTGTGGTATAATATATAAACCCTAATGGGTAGAGTAAAGACCTATGATGTTTATAATGTTATAGGCGGTTAATATAATAGGCGTATGGTTATCAGTAGTCATGATAATAAGCCATATGCTTTATTATATTAATTATTTTATCATTAAAATTAGCTTATAAAAAGCATATTTTATATCATAGCATTGACTTTAATTGCACTATTAATTGGTGGAAATTTAGTCCATGCTTCAACAAAGGTAGCAGAGGAGTTAGAAAATTTACCAATAGTGGAAGTTTCTATTCCAATTAAACCTATTACTATAGATGAAAAAATTGATTATTATGGAGATATGTATGGTGTGTCTACTTATGTTTTACATACCGTTATTCGTTGCGAAAGCAATTACAACACTTATGCGTTAGGTGATAGCGGTAAGTCAAGAGGATTAGTACAAATACATAGTGGGTACAATCCTCACGTGTCTGATGCAGAAGCATACGACCCAGACTTTGCAATCAATTTTTTAGCAGAGAATTTATCAAAAGGAAAAGGAAGAATGTGGACTTGTTGGAGGAAGAACTTTAATTCTTAACAACAAAAAAATGGATAATGAAGAAACAAATGATATTCTGGATGTAAAATCTCCAGAAGTTTTAGATGCAATGGTAGACCCAGCGGAAGAAAATGCTTGCGACAGTTGCCAATAGAAATTAGAACATAAGAATCGCCTCATGTCAAATGGGGTATTCTTTTATTAATGATGTAATACGAATATGAGAAAGTTTAAGACAGGTGCAGTTAGAGATGACGATACCGATAAAGAAAAATATCAAGAAACTATATCGTGGAGAGCATTTAAAAGATATGCTAAGTACATGACAGGTAAGCAATCTAGATATGGTAAAGGGAATTTTAAAAAAGGAATCCCCGTAGATGCTTACGAAGATTCTATGATGAGGCATGTGCAAAAATACTTTGAGAATAAATATGAGGATGGACAAATGGAAAAAGAAGAAGACCATTTAAGTGCTATATTATTTAATGTATTGGGCATTATGCACGAAGAAGGTGTAATTGACAATAAGAAATAATTATTGTATAATATAAAATGTATTGCATTTGTGATACATTTATGGTATAATAGTGTGGTAGTAAGATTAACGAACGACATTACTTACTACAGCATCATTTTTACAGCGTTTGTTTCCACTAATTTTTTAGTGGAACATATGGACTTAGTTTAATGGTAGAACAACAATCTCCAAAGTTGTTGGCAGGGGTTCGATTCCCTTAGTCTGTGCAACAAAGACAAGTTCCTTGAAAATTGAATATTTATAAGTAAAGAAAAAAAGAATGAGTAAAAAAATACTATTGTTCGATATTGAAACCGCAAGCAACATAGCTTATGTCTGGGGGAAATGGGAACAAAATGTCATAGCATACCAAAAAGAATGGTATATGTTATCTTTCTCTGCCAAATGGTTAGGAGAAAAGAAATATATAACTAAAGGTTTATGTGATTATAAGTCTTTTAAAAAAGATAGAACAGACGATAAAGAATTAGTGAAAGATTTGTGGGAGTTATTTAATGAAGCAGATATTATAATCGCCCACAATGGTGATTCTTTTGATATTAAGAAATCAAATGCAAGGTTTGCATATCATAAACTAAATCCACCAGCACCATATAAGACTGTTGATACTAAGAAAGTAGCTAAGAAATACTTTTCATTTAACAGTAATAGTCTTACTGATTTAGGAGAACATTTTAAATTAGGAAAGAAATTAGAAACAGGAGGATTTGATTTATGGTTGGGGTGTATGGCAGGTGATAAGAAATCTTGGAAGACAATGCTAGACTATAATAAACAAGATGTAGTTCTGTTAGAGAAAGTTTATCTCAAGCTAAGAAATTGGATGACAAACCATCCACGACTAGAGGAGAATAAAGAAGGTGAATATATCTGTTCAGTATGTGGTGGAAAACATATGCAGAAAAGAGGGTTTGGAATTACAAGAACATCTAGATACCAAAGACTACAATGTCAGAGTTGTGGTGCTTGGGATAGGGGTGATACGATAAAAAAGAAAAAGAATGAAGTTATTAAATAGTGTGAGCAAGATTAAGAAAAAGTTTTTAAATAAAATTAAACCGACAGATAAGAAATTGCATGAGTATATTGAAGAACAAACTCGTGCTGTTATGATTAGTGCATCGTTACAAGACTTTAACCTTCTAATCAAAGAAGTGAATATGGATGGTCAGTGTATAATGACAATGAATGTAGACTATGAATACTTGAGAGCATACTTAGAATATGATAAGAAAAAACTATCACCTATCTTAAAGGCTGGTAATCAAGATGAAATTCTAAGATACATCTGTCATGAAGTTGCCCACATTATTACATCTGAATTGGTGGATACAGTAGGGTTATCCTACAAAGGTCATGTTAAGTTTTATCTTGAAAGACAAACTGAAAGGGTCGGAAGAATCATTTATAGTAATTATACAAAAAAGAATGGCAAAAAATAAGGAGGGTGTTCTAATATTTAGATTACCAAAAGACCTTAGAGATAAAGTAGTACGATTGGCTAAGAAATCCAATGAAAGTATTTCAGAATTTTTAAGAGGAATAGTTGAAAGACTATAATGAAAAAGAAGACAAAGAAAAAAGTTAAGAAGACTAAGGTAGAAACAAAATTAAAAGATGAATTGTGGCAATTGTGTAAACAAATAATCAGACTCAAGTATGGTAATGTTTGTTATACTTGTGGCAAAGAAGATTTAAAGGGAAGCAATTGGCATACAGGACATTTTATTCCTAAAGCATTTGGGGGTGAATATTTAAAATATGATTTGAGAAATCTGAGACCACAATGTTATAATTGTAACATAAATCTTGGAGGTAATGGAGCAATCTTCTATCATCTAATGTTAAAGGAAGAAAGTAAGACATATGTTAATTCCATATTCAAAGGGCTAACAAAAGAGGAACAGCATACTAAGGATGTACTAGAGAAGAAGATAAAGGATTATAAGACAATACTAAATAAATTAAAAAAAGAATGTTAAACAAAGGGATGGGAGCATTAGATTCTCCAATAGATGTGAGGACATTTACTTATACAGCACAGCCAACCAAAGCTAATTGGTCTGGTGGAAAGAGATGGGTAATGAAAGATATTGATGACCAAAGTAAAGTTGGTATTTGTACTGGAATTAATCTAGCCAAATATGCAACAAAAGTATATAAGGTTAAGATGTCTCCAGAGTTCCAATACTTATGTCAAAAGAAATTCTATGATATGAATTGGGATGAAGGTAGTTCAGCTTTCCATGCATTAAAAGTTGGTAAAGACATTGGATTTCTACCAGAAAGTGAATGGAAATTTACAAAGAAAAAAGATAGAGATTTACCGTATCATGAATATATTAAAAAACTACAGTCTGTTTCTGATAAAGATATTGAAAAGTTAAAGAAGAAAGCTTCTAAATATAAACTATCAGCATATGCTTATGTCTCACCTGATAGAGATTTAATGGCTAATGCTATTGATAACTCAGAGTGTGGAATTATAACAAGATATGTACTAGGCAATGAATGGTGGACAGAACCTCTGCAACCATTACGACCTGCTAAGAATCCTGTAAGTGGTCATTTAGTAACTGATACTAATTATGCTGGTGATTCATTTAGAATTGCTAACCATTGGGGATTAGATTGGGGAGATAAAGGTACAGCATATAGATTACACAAACAATACAAACCAACTGAGTGTTGGATTCCATACTTTAATAAAGTACCAGACACTATCGCAATACAGATTGATAAAAGAAAAACTTGGGAAGGTAAAGTTATGGATTATATTCAAAAGATATTAGCATTAATAAAAATAGTATAATGAATAAATTAATCTATAAATATGAAGATGTATCGGATGAGATTCTTAAAGCAGTAGATATTATTGCTGACCCAGTTATTCAAACCTTGTCTCCGAAAGGAAGTAATGTTATGTTTGAGGACATCAATGGTAATCAAAAAGTAACTAATGATGGGCACACAATTGCACAAAACATTTCAATCAAAGACCCATTAAAGAATGCTATCATTGATATGATTAAGCAACCTGCTTTACAAACAAACCATGTAGCAGGAGATGGTACAACAACTACCATTCTATTCAGTAAAGTTTTAATTAAAGGTGGAGCGAAACTCCTTGCAGAAGGAATGAACAGAATGGATTTGAAATCTCACATGGAAGACATGGGAGATAAGATTAAAGCTAACCTTAAGAAACAATCCATTAAAATAAATGGAACAAAAGACATTTATAAAATTGCTAAAATATCAGGGAATAATGATGATGTAGTAGCTAAGGATGTAGAGAGAATTATTGAGGTTGTAGGAGAAGATGGAATGATATTTCTAGAACCACATTACAAATCTGACACAGAGTTAATTGAGGAAACAGGTTTCTCAGTAGACTCACCGTTGGATAGTAATTTGGTAACTGGACAAACTAATTCAGTTAATTACGAAGATGTTCCTGTACTGATGACCGACAAGAGACTCTACTACACAGAAGAAGCAGAGACAATTCTTAAAGTAGCACTAGAATCTGGTTGGAAGAGTGTAATAGTTGTAGCTAGAGACTTCATTGGTAAATCTCTTAACTACTTTATTGCAAACCATAAACAAGGTGTAATTAAAGTATTGCTAGTGAAAGACCCTAGTATTACTGAGAAGGATTCAACTAACTTAGAAGACTTGGCAACATATCTTGGAGGTAAGATTGTATCTGATAAAACAGGTTCATTGGTTAATAAAGTTAAAGGCACAGACTTCGTTATGGCTAAGAAAGTAGTTTCTAATCCACTAAAGACTGTATTTGTAACAGCAAAACCAAACAACACAGAACTAAAAGCTAGAGTTAAACTTATTAAAGATGAGCTGGCTAAAGTTAAAGATGACAAAAAATTAAAAGGAAGGTTATCTAATCTTACTAAAGGAAGTATAACTGTTAAGGTTGGAGGAAGAACTCCTATTGAAGTTCAAGAAAGACTATACAGATACGAAGATGCTATCAATGCATCTCGTGCTGCTCTTCGTGATGGTTATCTGGTAGGAGGTGGATTAGCATTAATAAAATCATATAATGATAAAGAACAAAATCAAGAAATCAAAGGACTGGCGAAAAGTTTTACTGAAGCTTCTATTAGACAAATTGCAAAAAATTGTGGTAAGCATGAGGAAACGATACTTGAGCAAATAGTTCCAAGTAAAGATATTGGATACAATGCTAAGTCTAATAAGATTGAAAACCTATTAGATGCAGGAGTAATTGACCCATATAAGGTAACAGAGATGGCTGTAGATAATGCGATATCTATTGCAGTCCATATCCTAAGTTCAGGATATTTAATAATTAATGACACAACAGAATCAGATGAGTAAGAAAAATAAAAATGTAGAAAATGTGGAGAATGTAGAAAACGTAGACGGAGTAGAGACAGAGTTGAATGCACCAGAGCAGGAAATTGACACAGAATTGGTTACTATTATTGAAAAGCTTAACCACTTCCTTGTAGACAATGGTGTACTATTACAACCATATCTACGACCTGTGTTTACAAAAGATGGTATGAAGATTGCTGAACAAGCAATGGTTACATTAGTAAGAGCACCACAAAACGCATATGAAGACAAAGAACAAGGATAGGTTCAATCTTCTACAACATGAGATGTCTGCTGATAATATCTTAATTAAACCAATTAGGTTAGAAGATATTAATAAAGAGGGGTTAGTTAATCCTGAACAGTATGAGGATAAACCTGAATGGGGTGAGGTTATATCAGTTGGGTCAGGTAAAATTCTAGATAATGGAACTATCCTACCAATTGATTACCAAGCAGGTGACACAGTATTGTATGGAATGTACTCTCCTTATAAGACAAGGATTGATGGGGAAGATTATCTTATTGTTAGAGCAGAAGATATCATTTCTAAGTATAGAGAAGTATAAGGTAAAGAGAGTCCTTAAAAGGCTCAAAAATGCTCTACATTGAACGAAAATAGCCTTTAGGTATATAACTACCTAGAGGCTTTTTCTTTATTCTTTCGGCAATACGAATCGTTCAAAGCTATAACCAACCCCAGCATCTTTTAGAATCTTCTGTAATCTTTCTTGCATCTCCTTCTCTCTTTGAGCTGCTTGATATTCCATATCAACTGAATCTACTTTCCAACCAGTTATAGTTTTTAGTAATTTAGACTGTGTGGATAGGTTTGCATTGGTCATATCTTTAAGTGTGGATAGCAACCGCTGTGTAGGAGGCATGTTCAAAAGCAAATGCATTCTTTCAGGTCTTAGAGATACCCAGTATTCAAATTTCTCCCCAGTCTTACTATTAACACCTTCTACTTTTGATAGCCCAATAAAATCTTTTATTACTTCAGGGGTATTGTCATTACCAAATACTCCAGCCCCTATTACTTCATCCAATGGTACACCTCTAAAAGAGTTGTAACCAAATGCAAACTCTATGGTAGTTTTTGCTAAGGGAGTTGTCCCGCTTAAGAATGTACTAGGAGTTAATGAGGCAATAGCTGACTCAAATGGAGTCTTAAGTCCTGATAAGATTGTTGTTTCACCTTTCTTTCCATTCTTACCGTTACCTAGTTTAACCGCAAATCCTCCTTGCATCCATTCTGGTAGCATATCCATCTCCTCATCAGTTAATGTATCAGACCCTAAGATTCCTCCAAGGGATTCAATGGTCTTAACTTCAGCAGCTAGTCTCCCTGGTGTGCTCATTAATACTTTAGCATGTAGTTCTAAGTTTTTTCTTGTGAAAGTATAGAATGGCATAACTCTTCGCATTACTTGTTTTTCAAATCCTGTAAGGTTCTGATAATCAAATAGGAACATCTTTGTTCGGTAAGCTGCCAATGCTGGGTCTCCAGTCTTTTCAAGATTAGTTAAGAAGTTCATTAATCTAGCTTGTTCCTCAATAGGATTAGCTAAATACTTTCTTGACCATTGATATGGTAGGAACTTTTGTGAAACAGGAGATGCTTTATTGTATATTCGTTTTGCTTTCTCTCCTTTTGTTGTTGCAGGGAATAAGTCTTCTAACATATTAACAACATCCTCACTATCGTTAGATGTGATGTCTAGTTGACCAACATGGTTAGGGTTGAAGGCGATAACATTCTCTCTAATAAGAGATTGCATTTCTCCAAATGACCAGTTATATCCATGTTTATCAGTAAAGAATGTTTCGGTCATCATGTCTGCATATTCATCTAAATCTTTTAGGTACTTAGAATGTTCTGGTGTTCCTATTTCTTTGAATACATTCTCTGCAATATTCTTTTGTAGATTACCTGCTAGTCTATTCTTGTTCATTAGGTTGGCTGTTTGAATAGCTCGGTAAGGATTAAATGCTTGCAGTCCAATGTCTAGGAAGTTGTTCATTGTGTTTCCAAATGCATTAACAAAGTGGAATCCTGGGAATAGAGTTGTTACAGAAGCTTTAAAGATACCATTAAATGAATCTACTGCATCTAGTAAAGTTTTCACACCACCATCCAATGTTTCAACTCTTTTATATACTTCTTCAATTTGTTTAGCTACACGAGGGTGGAATACTAATTTCTCACCACCTCTAGCCACTAGAAAATCATCTAAGTTAGATACTTCACCAGATAATCCTGGAAGTTTAACCTCTTGGTAGAATGATGGAGCTTCACTAGCTTTAACACCAAACTTCTGACCAATTTCTTTAAGACCATGTAATTGGAATGAAGACTTATTAGCATTCATAGCATTGATTAACGATACACGAATTATGTTAGGGTCAAATGTTATGCCCAATTGTCGTGCTTCTTCAACAGTTATCGGCATAGCTTTGTAGAAGCCTTTGTTTGCATCAATAAATAAGTCTCTTTCTTGCTTAATAAGATTGTCTAAGTCTAGTTTAGTTCCTAGCTTTTCTAAGTCTAGCTCATTGATAATATCATCTACCTTTTGAGCATTCTTAATTATCTTATCTAATAAAGCACGAACTCCTTTAGGGTCAGCTTGGAATGTTTTTGCGAATCCTCTTAGCAATCCAGATAATTGTTCTTCATCCACTAAATCTCCAATAGTATTATCTAGTTCAGCTCTGTGAGCTTTCTTCATATCGTTAGCAATATCTTGTGTAGCTGTACTGAATGCATCTTTTGTAGCTTTTACTCCACTTGCTTTTTCTTCTGCAACTTTGTTGAATCTAACTTCCTCTAAGTTTGCTATGAACTTTTGTAGGTCTGTCTTGGCAATGTTTGTAGATTTAGCGATAGATAGTTCTAATTTCTTAATTTCATTAGAGCTTAGTTCCTTAATCTTAGGCAATAGTTTCACTCCTTCTTCATAGGAATCCCCAAGTCTTTGTCTAACCATTGTAGTAATCTCCAGTCTTGGAATATGTCTAAGAATAAGTCTATTCATAGAAGCTTTAGCCTCTCTATTCAAACCTTTGCCTAGTATATCCTCAGCTTCTGCAGTGATTTCTTTTAAAGTCTTATTAGCAAATACTTTTTGTATCTGATTTGTAGCATCTAATGTATCAGCTTTAATCTTATCTATTGTTCCTTTTGCTGCTTTCTCAGCCTCATCCAAACGATTCATTACCAAATCCTTCTCTAGCTGTTCACTGTATGGTTTAACTTGAACTTCAGATACTTCTCCTGTTGCTTTAGATTTAGTTGTTATTACTTCATATTTACCATCTTTAAGTCTTACTTGTCCTTGCCCACGGATAGCCAAAGTTTCCTCACCAGTAGTCAGATTTTGTAGCACTTCATATTTTCTTTGTTTAGCTGCATCAGGATTAATTTTTCTAGAGTTGGCTGTAAATTCTACTCCCTCATTAACCATCATGTGTCTGTAATAAGATTCTTTTTCAGCTATCTTAACACCAGCCATACGCAGTGTCTTCATATCCTTTTTGAACTCATTACGGAAGAATCCATTAGCTCTAAGCATTTCAGAGTTAATTACCTTTCCATCAGGTTTAATCCCTTGTAAGAATTGCCACACTTCTTTTACACGTTGGTCAGTAGGTTCTCTGTTTCCATATTCAATAGATTGTCTAACAAGATTATACTCATCATCAGTAACCTTTAGTTGTTTAAGAACATTAGCGTGATTAACTTTAATCTGTGCTCTTTGTCCAGTTGAGTAGTTGTTCCAGTTTGTAGCAATACCAATAACACCACCTTCTGCAGTATCTAATTTATTAGCATCAAACATTGTAGCTAGTCCTTGTCTTAATCCTTTAAGAGATTTATCCATAAGAGTCATTCCTGGGATAAGTTTCACAGCAGATTCAATTCTTTTTGCAGATAGGATAGTTGTGTTAAACACTTTAAGACCACCCCTAGTTGTAATTGGAGTTTGGAATCCTGCAAATTTAATACCTCCTTTATCAAGATATGTTTCAATCAATGCTGGTTTCTTTGCAATCATATTTGCAACAGCATTTTCAGCTTCCTCTCGTAATAGTTTGGTGTTGATGAATTGGTCTACGATAGCATTATCAGCTTCTTTCATTATAGAAATAGCTTTAATGTTTGCTTCAGCTTCTATCTCTCTGGCTGTTTTACCTGTAGCTTTCTTTACTAAAGAATCGTATTGTTTACCAACGCTGTTCCTTGCTGTAGCCGCAAACTTAACAGCTAAGGCATCTCTAAGTTGTTTAGCTGACATAGCTCTAACTCCTTTTCTTTGAGAATCTAATTTCATCTTAAAGAATTTATTTGTAGCAGCTTCTCCAATAGGTGATAGTGCCTCAGTCTTCTCAGGATTTAAAAGAAAATCTGGAAGTTCTTTCTTAGCAATTAAGTCATCTGCTCTTCGCATAGCTTCAACATCATCTAATACCATCGCTTCTTCTTTCAAAGCTTTCTCTTTAACAAATTTAGATACAGATTCTTTATCAACAATATGACCTAGTTCTCTTGCTAGATTCTTTCCAGATTTAATCTTCGACAAAGATGATACAGCAAATACCCCCTTAGTTGCTCCAAGCCCAATATAAGTTGTAGGGTCTAGTACAATATCTGTAGCTAATCTACCAATAACATCTCCAGCTTTACTCCATCCTTGTTTACCTTTATCTGGTTCTCCGTACAGGACATCACTAATAGCAACCTTTTCTTTAATGGCTTCTGATATTGTATAGTCTTGTGAAATCGCCCCAGCAACAATGTTGTTAGGCATATTTAACAAATCTACAAATGAACCAAAAGCATTCTTGAACTTACTTCCTACATAAGAAACAATTCCTTGCTCTGGATGCACAGCTTCTGATGCAACATCAGCAACAGCACCCCCTCTTTCTAAGGCAGCTTGTAGTAATTGTTCAGGTGAATATCCACTAAGTCCTCCTGAACTTTTCTTTGGAATCTGTTGTAATGCCATATTGTTTTTTAACTAATTAGAATAATGAATCTCCGAATAATGAATCAAACATATTTGCACCATCAGGTTTTTGGTAGCTAATAGAGTTACCATTTCCTAGGCCACTAAACATAGAAGCTCCTGTAGGTTTACTTCCTGAGTTAGAAGATGGGCTTGTGCTAGATTTAGACGTAGGTTTCTTTGATTTATTAAATTCACCAGTGCCAAGCTCTGCTAATGTTTTATTAAGAACATGTGCAGGTGAGCCAATTAAACCAGCTCTTTCAGTCACAGCATCCGCAATCTGAGTTTTAGATGCATTTGGATTAGATTTAACAAAATCGAAAGTGAAATCACTTAGATTACTTTTAACACCTTCATCAAGTTCATTGAACAAAGGGAAGATACCCAGTGCTGTTTCTCCATCAAGATACGATAGCATTTCTGGATTATTGTATGCAGCTTTTGCTAATGCTAATAGAACACTAGGGTCTGTAGTCTTCTCACCTTGCAGTGCTTTGGCTGTTTCAGCTTTAGTTCGTTGAAGTTCTGCTCTCATTTGGTCTAGTTCTAATTGTTTCCTTTCAGTTACGAATGGTCTAGCTTTATTAACAATAGAGTCTAGTGTTTCTCCTTCAGCAACTTCTAGTCCAAATTCTAATGCAACAGAATTAAGTGCTTGTTCTTCAGCAAATGATTGTGCTCTATTAAGTCTTCCCTCAGTAGTATTAAATCTCTCTTGTTCTCTTTCATTCTCCATTAGATTTGAACCAAGAGATGTCATAGACAGAAGATTCTCGAATACCTTTTGTTCAGCATTTTGTCTGTATTCCAGTGCTTTCATTTGTAAGTCAGCAATTTTTTCAGCAGAAGCAGCATCCCCAGTTTGAATAGTTTCCCATTTTCTTTGTTCTAAGTCTTTAAGTTGTGTCTGAGTATCATCATTAATCTTCTTAAGAACACCAACATTTGTAGCGAATCCTGAACGTCCTTCTTTAGCTCCAGTGAATGCATAGTTTCCAGCACTTCTAGTATCCTGGGCAGTTCTTTGGAAAGCTAAGTTTGTAGCTTCTCTTGTCGCATCCCTTGAAGATGATACGGTATTTATAGCATCCTTAATAGTTGAATCAATATTGGACGCAGTAGAAGATATCCTACCAGAAGATTTAAGTAATTGTTCTTGCATAACATTCATGAAATCACTTGAACCCATATTAGGACTATCAGTTCCTTCTGATTGGTTTCGATTTGTGTTTGGTTTTTCTCCTGTTTTATTATTTACTACTTCCATGTTATCTATTTATTAATGTCTGTTAAATCTTGCTCTTCTTTGTCTAAAGTTGATTCCTAGTACCTTGAAGTTCTTTTCTTCTCTAGACTTACTTGATTCAAAATTCTTTCTATATCGGTCTAATGATTCAATAGCTAGTCTTTCCTCCATCATGGCTTCTTCTCTTAACCTTAAGGCGTATAGAGCCAATGAAGCTGCCTTGTGAGCCACAACATACTTGTATTGGTCATAAGCACCAGAATAAAAAGGAATATCGTTAGTTGCTGTGTAAGCATTGATTTCTGTTCCTCCGTTATTAGTTCCAATGTACCCAGAAATATAATGGAATGTTAGTTTTTCAGGTTTAACCAAAGTCAAATCATCAATTCTATAATCTGTATCATCCACTTGAGAACCTGTGTAGTTGATTGTGAATTGTAGGTAAGAAACTTCTTCTGGGTCTGGTGTACCTGTAGTTGTAGCATCTTGCCAATTAACTTTAAAGGTATTCCAACCATCAGCGATGGCATTACCATTATAATCTGTAGTTACAGTTGCTGACCAGTAGTTAGCAATAGTTGCAGGTGTTGCAGATGTATCTGAACTCCAGTAGAATGTTATAGAGGAGGTGTAAGTATTTTCAGGGATGTATACTTTAAAAATAAAAGACCCTGTATCTTCCAACTCAGACAAATCTGTAGTTCTTGAGAACGCATTGTAAACCGTAGCTCTGTTGTTACCAGATTGAGAAACATCAACATCAAAATTCAAAGCACCAGAACCTTGTATAATTTCATTAGAATCTATTGTAAGGTTTGTAGCATCAGAGTTAGTTGAATCAACTACCCAAGTGCCACCAAAGTCAGATGTAAGTGTGTCGAATGTAGCTATCTGTAGTTTAGGATAGTCTGTTCTATGATTGATTAACATATAACACTCTCCATCATGTCTATCAATAGCCCATGATTTAGTAACCTCATTAGAACCAATCTCTTCAGCTAGTTCTCTAGATGATTTACGGATGAAAGAACGAACATGTTTATCTTCTGGTTGTCTCAAATCAGCACCCACCAATAGGTCAGCTACTGAGTCAGATATTTTATACTTAGAAACTCCATCAAGGAAATTAAGCTCATATGTAGAAACCATATGCTCATTTCCAAGTTCTTCTAATAACCAAGCCGTAGCTTCGGTTAAATATTGGAATCTTTCCGCCTCTAAAATTCTATCAGTAGTTGTATCACCAATGAATGAGTTGAAGTTTGTGATTAAGTTCGAGATTGTAACAGTCATTATAGTTATATATTATACCACAGATTTTAGGATAATGCAATACGTTTGCAAAAACGAATACATAGATTATCTTGTGGGTGTTGACTCATAAATTACTAAGGCGTGGGCAGGAAGGAAATCATTAGTGCTCATGTTGTTGGCTTCCCATTTGATTCCTAATTGTATAGTATTAACATAAGACTTATTAATCTCATATGAAATATATCCTTTAACTAAATCATTTCTAGTGATAATCTTTGTTGCCCAAGGAGTAGATGAATTATTAAAGTATATCAATAGTTCTCCAGCTTTGGTGGCATCATTTGCTGTCCCTTTAGGAAGATTAACAATATCGAGACTCTTGATATTGCATAACATAGGCAATCTTTGTACTAATGTTTTAACATTACCATTATTAGATACCTGGGCTACGGAACTCACTGTATCTGTGGCATTATGGTATACTTTCTTTAAACGATTACCTGTATCATCAAATGAAACATACATTGCCTGTAAAGGAATAGATGCATTAATATTACCAGACATTAGTATACCTGGAATAGAACTTCCACCAGTAACAGCACTAGAGATATCTCCAATCTTGTATAGTCTCTCTCTTGAATCTGTTACAGGAGTTCCTAATGCGTAGATTATACCATCAGCTCCAAGCCATGCTGTGTGGTTATTAGTTACATCAACACTATCTCTATAGTTGGGAAATGCATTAATGCCAAGTTTAAACAGAACTTTTAGTTTTCCACCAACAATTCCTCTAATTTCTGTAAAGTTATCTTCCCCTTTGGTTATAACACGAAGCTCTCCTTCAGCGTTAATGAATACTCTTTTAATACTTTTTGCCCCATAGATTGGAACATAGTTAGCCATAGAGTATGACTGAGTGATTCTGTCCCATGCATAAATACCTAATATGTCTGCATTAAACATTCGTGTATCTGTTGAACCAGGTGTTACTTTCTCAGTAGACTGAACCCCTAGGTATAATTTAGATTGTGTCTCAACAGCATCAACACAGTATGTATGTTCTGGGAAAAGAAGAACTTCTGTCTCTAAACCATCATCACCATATCTATGAACTTTATTATTAGTAAACCAGTATAAATATCCATTATCTGATTTAACTAGAAAGTTAGAGTGATTCTCTTTTTCTTCTAGAGGGTCAATTATATTTTCTAAATTATTTTCTGTTTTAATCCACGCCAGGAAAATTATAGCATATGCTGTAGAACCAGCAAAAGTGGCTGTAAATGTATCTGTAACTTCACTTGCTGTTTCTGCATTAAAATCAAGGACAGTATACTTATTAGTTCCATCACCAAGTACTAAACTAGTGTCTGAGGTTGGGGTTATAGGAGCATTCGTATCAACTGCTATTGCAGAAACAAAATAAACATCCCTATCTTCATCTCCACTGTTTACAGCAGAATGGGACATTGATGAACCTGTATCAGTAAATGCAGCGTTACTTCTATAAGGGGTCTCATTTGTTGTGACACCATAAATAACACTGGCGACAACCCTTAATGTTCTTGTTTGGTTCAATGTTACAACTATTGAATGTGTTCCAACACTTACACCTCTAAGGTAGTATAGACCAATACCAATACCTCCTGAAGTTTTTGTATCCCCAATGAATGTCATGGCAGTTCCTCCACAGGTTATGGATGTTGTTTCAGTTTCTACATCGGTAGCACAACTATCAATAAACAAAGCTACCTGTACTACTGTGTTTTCTGGAGAACTCTCACCTCCTGTTACAACAATACTTCCAGTCGCTCCAGTAGCGGCTGCAGCAGTAAAATAAACCGCATCATCATGATACATGTCTCCAACTTCTTCAAATTCTGCACCAAGATTATTAGAGTTACTTGTTAAGATAGCAAAATCAAATGTCTCATCAATTTCATTCCATGAACCATTATAAGCATCACCAGTCCCAACATTAAGAGCATTACTTTGATTGGTTCTTAACCATCTCACAGATTCAGTTGAATCCAAATCTCCAATACTTGTTGGTTCAATAACTACATGATAATATTTATTTTTATCCAATGCGGTTGTTGCTAGAGCAAAATAGACATCACCATATTCTCCTGCAGGTAATGTACTAGCAGCTACAGTTGTTGAAACAACATAAGTTCCGTCAGGGTCTGTACTAGATGTTTCTCCTTGAATACCAACTCTAAAAGTCCATGTCTGTGTTGTCATTACAGGAACTTTAAGTCTTAATCTTATTCCAGAAATAGTATAATCTGTTGTAGGAAATCCAGTGGCTTTAAACCTTTGAGATAATTTAGAATATGTTGTAGTTGAAATACTCTCATATCCAATATTATTTCCAGTTAAAACTCCATGGACTCTACCTTGTGTTAAAATACCACCCTTACTTGAATCCAATGCTTTATACCCTAATCTTAAAGAAATAGAATCACTAGCAGATGTATCACTGTATTCATATGCATAGAATAAAGCTTCATTTCCACTCACTTCATATAGTTCTAGGTCATTAAACTTAGATGTACCAGCCAATACTGTTTCATTTGTTAATGATGTATCATCCAATCCACTTAAAGTGCTCAAGACTAATCCTTCTTGTGCTAAATAAAGAGTATTTGTATCAGATGAATAAGCCCTTGAAATGAAAGGAGCTGTTATTGTACCAGTAATATCTGCGTAAGTGTTGTTTGAAGGTGAAAGATAACCACTATATTTAAATGGATTATAAATACCATCAGACATTTGTCCATCTTCTCCTAAGTATCTTCGTTCAGGATTAGCTGTTATAGTAGAAACATCCCCAGAGAAAAATGGGGCTAATCCTTTTGAACCTGATAAGTCTAATAGTAATGATGCCATATTAATTGATTATGATATTACAAAGTTTCCGTTAATCTCCCAACCTGCCAATAAATATGTTCTTATATATATAGCATCTCTTTCTACTTTTTCTACTGTGGCTCTTGCTGCTGGAGTTCCTGCTGGATATTCAACACTAACAAGATGCCCTTCTGATGCAATTGCATTTATAGTATCAACTGCATTCACTGTAAGAATATAAGATGAGGATTGAATGAATTGTTGAGGAATTCCACCAGGTACAACCTCTGTAGTTGACTTAGGTTGGAAGTAGTAACTTGTTCCAATAAAACAACTACCTACAACCATAGACCTAACATCCAATGCCCCAGTTCCAGCAACACCTCCTGCGTAATGTACTGCGTTACCATAGAATTCAATTTTCTTTGGCTGACTAAGAACAGATAGTTTGTACAAAGTATCATCAGTTCTCATTGTTATACTTCCACTAGTTTTTATAGAATTATCAATACTTCTTTCATTAACAACAGGTGAACCGAATTCATCAGAATCTGATTTAATAGCCCCTGATATTCTACTAACTCTATCTGATAGTTCATTAGTACTATTATCCATATCTCTCATTGAATTTTCAAAAGAAAGCATCGAAGATTTTAATGAATCCACCTCTTGTTGTAATGCTAATAGCTGTTCTTCATTTTTATCCATATAATTGTTATTATATTATATCACACTATTTAATAAGTGTAAATAGAAGTATTATTTGATACCTTTGGTTGCTGCTTGCAGTATATTCTTAACCCCTTTCATTGTACTATTCATAATGAATTTCACCCCGTCAAATTCAGGCTTGTCTTCACCTGTGTAGATTGAATAAATATTTCCAAGTATTGAGTATAATTCTGAAGCTATTAATCCTCCTAATACAGCCTTAGCAAACAATAGAAGGTCTAATCCCATTCCTTGCCCTGCTAGGACAACTAGCCAAGGAACAATAACCATGTGAGCTTTCTTTATTACTCCTTTAGCAAATTTTCTGGATGTTACAGCTCTTCCTCCATCATTGAGAATACTTCTAGTTACCCCTGTTCCTGTGTCAATAACTAGAAGTATCGCAAGTATAGCATAACTTTCTAATGAAATACCAATAAAACAAGCTGGTATATATCCCAGTGCTGTCAGACAGTATGTTATGATTTTATTATCTACGAATTGATGCATATCTTAACTTACGTAAACTCGATAAAATACTGCTGATGCCCCAACCCCTGATGTAGTTGAAGGTCTAACTGGTTGGAATACAAACAATCTTCCGTTCCAGTTAAACAAATCTCTAAAGGTAAGTGATGGTTGTGAAAAGATAGCATCTGAATCGTCTGTTTCTGTACCAGAACTGTTAAATTTAGTAATGATTTCGTCGACGTTATTTAACCCATAAATATTTCCACTAATTACCGCTACTCCTGCACTAAAATCATTTGATGTTGAACCACAAGTAACATCCGCACTATAAGTTAGTGTTGTACCTGAGAGTGTGTATTTTGAAATAACGTTTAAGTTAGCATTATTTCCAGCCTTTCCTGTGAAGTAAAATGTAGTTCCATCAATAGCCATTTTTATGTTTGTTGATGTAGTAGAAAAAGCTTGACCTGATGTTGTAATTTCTGTTGGTGATGTTGTAAGATTACTTTTTAAATATCTAAATACTTTACAAACACTTGAGGCGGTTAAAAGAACATACACATAACTTCCATTTATAATTACTGAACGTATTTCAGAAGAAGCGTATTCAGTTTGAACATTTCTCATCTGAGGCATTACACCATCTGTCATCAAAACTAAAAGATTTGCAGCCCTAGCATAAGCAAACGAGTTTTCGTCGTCGCTTCCCGACATAATAACTTGGTCTACTGTGGATTGATTGCAAGGTATTGTGATGTTTTGAAGAACAGAACTCTTAGCAACAGTTGGTGCAGTTGGTTGAGTTAATTGAAATTCATCTGCTGTCGCATTGTATGTAACAATATCCCCATCTACAGGAGATGTAAGTTC